ATGTTGCTGTCGAATGTTATTGATAGAATTGTTCTTGAGCATGATCTTCAACCATGCACGATCAAGCAGTATCAAATGGTTGTGAGTCGCTTTAGCGCATGGCTCGGGAAGAAGGCAGAGTTGTCTGACCTTACCATGGATAACCTCAATGGTTTTCTTCTTGCGTCCCAGCAGAAACTCAATCCGACAACCATTCGAAACTATCGCGTTGCGATGACTCGCGTATGGAACTATGCGTCGGAAACCGAAGGAATCCCGGGTTACAATCCGAAGCGACTTCGGCGTCAGAAACTCATTCATAAACCTGTTTTGTCCTGGACTCAAGATCAGGTGTCTTGCCTTCTGAAGGGCACACAAGTTCTTTTGGGTAAACTCAAATGTGGAATCCATCAATCGGATCTGATGAGGGCATGGATTTTGGTTGGTTACGACACAGGACTGCGTCCGATCGATCTTCGGCTTATGCGTTGGGTCGATATCGATTTCGAATACGGAACTGTTTCAATCACGCAGCACAAAACAAGGCGAACTCACACCGCGCTTTTGAGCGCTGAAAGCAAACAAGCTCTCAAAGCAATCCGATCCCCCGAACGAGAGTTGGTCTTTCCGATCGGCAAAGGTGGTTGCCGTCGACTTGAACTGATGCTCTTTGATGCTGCAAAACGCTTCGGTTTTCGACGCGTGCGCGGGCAAGGGATCGGAACGCTAAGAAAGTCCCATGCCACAGAGATCTACAAGAAAGAGGGCGAAGTCGCTGCTGCTGAATCTCTAGGACATGTCGGTGGAGTTCGAACCGTAAGAGCAAGCTATATCGATCATCGTGAAGTCCGCCAAGGCAGACTTCCACCAAAACCTGATGTGGCTTGAGATAGTTCCTACAGAACACTTCCTGCTTCTGTTTAGTCTTCACGACCGGGAGTCTGATGTCACGATCAAGCTCCCCATTTTTCCCTGTGTTTTTGCTTGAAAATCTTTCATCCGTTAATACTAGAGCATTCGCTAAAAAGGTTTGTCATAGAACACCTAGCCATTTTTTTGCGAAAATTTGCTCGCTGAATTCTTGCAATACGAATTCTCTTGATGCTGCTGCTTTGGATGTCTCTTGACCTGCTTTTTGAATCAGCATTGAAATCTCTTGAGGGGTCGAAACGCCCCATGGGATTTGCATCGCCACCTGGGGATCAATAGCGATTCCGACCGGACGTGAAACCACTCGCAAGCCAGAAGCGGCAGCTTCAGCGATACTGTATCCAAAGCCTTCGGTCGTCGACAAAGAGAGAAACACGCTTGCTTGGGGAAACAACGCAAGTGGATCTCCATCGGCAACAAAAGTAAACCGCATGTCGCCTTGGGCCCGCTGGATCGCTTGATCAAAAAACTCTCCTCTGCCAGCGAAAACCATTTTCCATTCGGCTGGTAATAGTCGGCAGGCATCTACGGCAAGAAGAGGTTTTTTTTCCTCCGAGAAGCGATGCATAAACAGCACCGTAGGAGCTTTTACGTTCCGCTGAGTAGTTATTCGGCATGGATCAATGGCATTGGGTATCCATAGCCCACCGATTAATCTTGCGACTTGAGGGTGAACACAAACTAGCAAGTCCTCTGGTGCTTTGGCCTCTTGCACGATTCCTGTAGACCAATGGCTATTTGGATCCCCATGGTGAACATGAATTAAGCGGCAGTCCCTGCGAGCCGACTTCCTAAGTTGCTCGACAATCTGCCCAGAGAGCCCCCAGAGAATCAGCGTGTCGCAAACCGACGAGAGTCCTTCAGCCGCCCGAATTCCACAGGCAATTGGAACCGGACCGTCGGCTCCTTCGATTGAACCCCGCGATCGATCACCTGCAAGGTAAGCCAAGCCTGCTATCGGGACTCTCTGGCCCAAGACCCTCACAAAATGCTTGGCCCATGTTTCGGTTCCACCGCAGGAATGGAATACCGTATGGACGATTCCTACTGCTTGGCTGGGGCCTTGAGACTTGTGTGTTGGATCAAAACCTTCGAGGTGCCAATCCGTCCAGCGCTGAACTCGGGGTTGGTTAGGAAAAATCTTTCCAGCAACTCTTTCGATGCTTCGGCGCTCGGGGTTATCAGGATCGGTATTCCAAAGGCGAATTCTCTGGGAGTCCGCTTCTAGACCTAAAGACTTAGCCACACAAAGAATATGCTGCTGGAGTTCCTCGGAGATCATTGAACCTGGCACTCGGTAACGATAAGGACGTAGCCATCTCCACCTTTACCACCCGATGAGGCCGTGCTCGTATCGCGCCGGCCTGCCCCTCCCCCGCCACCTCCACCATAAAGCGCTCCTAAGCCACCATTGAATCCTGAATTGGCTTGGGCTCCTGCTCCGCCTGTACCAAAATAATGGCCAACGGTTCCGTCCCGTAGGCCATTGGGCTGAGCACCAAGAATGAATTTGCCAAGAAAATTGATGGCTCCACCCGCTCCTGCGTTATAGGTGGTGTTCGATGCATCGAACCCTCCTCCAGCCCCCCCGGCGGTCGAGCGGAGTTTGGATTCGTAACCCATGGGTGTTGGAGTCGATCCTGCGATACCTCCAACTTGAGAGGCAACGATTCCCCCAAACGCATCACCAAAGTTGGGAGCCTGACCGGGGTTCTCGCCGTTTGCGATGCCATTTGAACCGGTAAAACCTCCCCCCCGTCCGCCAACCCCTCCGACGACCGAGAAACCAGCAAACGAGGATGTTCCACCATCGGTTCCATGGGAACCGTTGCCATTGGTAGTTCGAGAGGTTCCGCCGGCTCCACCAGCACCGACGGTGACTGTCTCGCTTGATGCGAGCTGACTTGGATCAAGATTCAAAATTACGCAGCCTCCAGCGTTGCCACCGTTACCACCGATGGCAATGCTACCCGCTGGATTCTGCTGCCCACCACCCCCTCCGCCACCCCCGGAAATAAGCAGGCAGATCGTTCGCATGGCATAGGGTGGTTTATTCCATGTGCCGTTTGCCGAGAAACCTTGGACATCAACATGACGAGCACCAGGTCCCCATGAGCAGTTCGAGCCGTCAGACATCAGTAGCCTTGCGGCATTTCCGGTTTGCGAAGGAAGCAGAGCATTCAAAGCCGCTGCACGCTCTGTTTGGCCTGTGCCTCCTTTGCTTATCGGGATCGTCGGCAGACTCGAAGTCTGAAGCGTTGGAAGTACCGACGGATTGATTTTTCCGTTGACGTCCAATTCCGGGATGTTTCCAAGTCCTGTTCCGACGGCGCGGTAGGCTGCCGATGAGAGTGAATTGAGGTTGGTTCTGTCCTGGGAGGTGATCAGTTGGCCATCAACCAATGCAAAACTGTTCCCGACGGTTCGCTGGACAAAGCCTGCAGATCCCGAGGCAAAGGATGACAGCGCTGTAAGGTTACTGCTTGCGGCTTGCTTGGAATTCAGATCGCTTGCTAGGTTCGTAACGCGTGACTGTGGAAGGTTCCCCTGCAGACTCGTTAGGGAATTCGCCTGAACCCTTGCATCGGTGTAGTAGAGGTTGGATCCTTCGGAGATCGAAGAACTAGTAAGGACCACGATACCCGTTGCTCCGTTGACACTCGATACCGATACAGCAGGCAACAGAGCGGTTGGAATTTTTCCAGTTGCATCCAAGACTGGCACGTTACCACTAAGGGTCCCAGTATCTTTGGTAGCGGCACTTCCAAGCCCGACAATGGTTGTGTAGGACTGCGTTCCGGTGTGAGTCGATCGACTTCGTAGATCCGCATCGGTCGCGTTGGCCGTAGCCCCGGTGGCAACTCCATTGAGTTTGGTTTTATCGCTTGCCGATAGGAATCCAGCGACCGATGTGGTTGCAACCGCATGGGTATGGTTGGCAAGATCGCTTAGGAGTCCGGTGACTCGCGATTGAGGAATGTCCCCCGAGAGGGAAGACAGAGCCACGGCCTGGACTCTCGATGTCGTAAAATACAGATTGGTTCCCTCTGGAATGTTCGTCGAGGAGAGCACCACTGTGCCTGTCGCGCCGTTGACGCTCGATACACTCGAACTTGGACTCAGGAGCTGTTGCCAGTTGGCAAGGGTGGTCGCAGGCTCTGCCGTGAGAATGAATGTTTGATTTAAATCGCTTCGTACTGCGATGTCTCCCTTTTGAGCCGAAAGCGATAGCATGGCCGCAGCGCTGGAGACGACAAAGGTATCGGTGAGTGCAAGCGAAGGAAGGATTCCAACATCGATTTTGCCTTGGCTATCGAGCAGCGGAATGTTTCCTGGGGCGGATCCAACATCTCGAGTCGCACTGGATCCAAGGCCGGTGATGGTCGTCGATGGTTGGGTTCCAGTATGGGTCGAACGGTCTCGTAGCTGAGCATTCGTAGCATTGGCAGTGGCTCCCGTAGAGATGCCATCGAGCTTGGCCTTATCCCCCGTCGATAGAAATCCTGCCTGGCTTGACGTTGCAACTGCATGGGTATGGTTTGCAAGATCGCTGACTAGCCCAGTGATGCGGCTTTGAGGAAGATCCCCAGTAAGCGATGCCAAAGAGACCGCCTGCACTCTGGCCGTGGTGAAGTACTGGTTGCTCCCTTCAGAGATGTTGGTTGTCGATAGACTCACCGCGCCTGAGAGTCCATTGACGCTCGTTACGCTCGAGCCGGACGTAAGCTGCGTCCAGTTGGCTAATGTTGACGAAGGGGTGGCTGTGAGAATAAATGTTTGGTTGACGTCTGTTCGGATAGCGTAGTCTCCACGGACTGCTGCACTAAGGGCTAGCATGGCAGCTTGAGACGCTACGGTGTAGACGCTCGATACGCTCTGTGGTGGAAGGACCGCTGAGACAAGTTTGCCATTGGAATCAAGAACAGGCACACACCCAGCGGTCGTACCGCTGTTTAGCACCGAGGCAGTTCCAAGCCCATCGATCTTGACTTTGTCCGAAGCACTCAGAAACCCTGCTACACTTTGGGTTGCATTCGAGTGCGTATGGTTGACTGCAGCATACACACTGAGGATGAAGTTTCCATTGGCAAGTCGCTCAAGCACGCCGGATCCAGATAAACCTGCGATGGCCGTTAGATTCGCGCTGGCGGTTTGCTTCGATGCGAGCGTTGCAACGAGATCGGTCACTTTCGATTGCGGAACCGAACCGCTCATGGTCGAAAGGTCTACGGCACGCACACGATCCAGGGTAAAGTACTGATTGGTTCCTTCGAGTACCTGCGTCGTCGAAAGTACTACAGCTCCTGAGAGACCGTTGACACTGGTGACCGAAGAGCCCGAGGTGCTCAGTCCCCTCCAGTCACTTAGGTTCTCGCCTGTGTTTTGGATGATCACAAAGTCGCGCGATAAGTCTGTACGGCTGCACCAATCCCCTGGGCCTCCACGAAAAGCGAGCATCTCGGTTTGGTTGGAGGCTGCTCCCAGCCAGTATCTTCCAGTAGAGATCGGGGGAATGACTCCGATAGGAAGCTTGCCCGTGGTATCGAGAAAAGGGATATTTCCTGCCTGCGTTCCTGCATTCCTTGAAGCGGCTGTCCCTATGCCATCAATGCTCGATAGAGACTGGACCCCAGTATGGGTGGATCTGTCTCGAAGCTGCATATCGGATGCGTTAGCCGTAGCACCTACTGAAATGGTGCCGAGTTTGGTTACTGCCGTTGAAGGCATAAACCCATGGGTAGAATTGGTTGCAAGGGCATGGGTATGGGACGCAAGGGCAACCCCCTCGGTGATCATGCTCCAGGTGCCATCGGATTGTCGCTGCGGAACCCCGGAGGTACTAAGCGATGCCAATGAGACCATCGATAGACTTGAGGCAAGCTTGGCATCAAGCTGGCTTTGAAGGCCGTCGATCGTGCTGATGCTCTGTAGGCCTGTGTGCGAGGATCGATCGCGAAGGTCGGCATCTGGAGCGTTTCGTGTGGCGTTTGGCTCAATGCTGTTTAGCTTGGTCTTGTCCGATGCCGCAAGAAAGCCGCTTGCAGACGTAGTTGCCACCGAATGGCTGTGCGTTAGCGGGACTCTCGCGTTGCTGAGCCGAGTGTCATTGCCTCGAACAATTTCCGAAGCACTTGCATCACCGGTATTGGTGCCTGAGAGCGTGCCGTCTGGATTGCGTAGCTTGTCTGCGATGTCCTCTGCCATAACTGTGCTCCTTCGGACTCCCAGGCTAGGGAATCCTAAAGCAGAGAACAAAACCTAAATCTCGACGATTCCATCGGAGATGTCGTTAAAGGCAAGGCCGACCGTCCAAGACTGCCGAAACGGGCTACCAGGATCGAACTCTACAACGGGCGTTCCTCCAAGGCCCACCGATGAATAACTGCCATGCCAGGCATAGTCGAGCCAAGATCCCCAAGAAACCGAGCTCCACATTCCGAGTCCCATACGGTTAAGTTGCCAGTCGTCTAAGTAAGCCGATAGAAGTTTGCCGTTGCCCACCGTGTGAACAAATGGGCTTTGGTCCTGGGAGATGGTGATTCTTGCTGGAGCATCGAGGACTTTGACCTGAAGCATCGAGCTATATCGGTGCCGACTCCAAAGAAGCTCTCCACTGGAAGGCATGCTTGAGATTTGGTACCAGGCATCCAATGGCGTTTGCCGATGGCATCGAAGGATCGCAAGAGGCATGGGGGTGTAGCTATCGAAGTCGAGCTTCGCTGCGTCGGCCCTTGAATATGGCACCACGCCAATCCGGTACGGTACTCGAAGCGCCTCAGAAGGAATTCCTTGCTTGACTTTGATGACCCCTTCGAGATAGATCATGTAGGTGCCCGCAAGCCGAAAGGTCAGTGTCTCAGACTCGCTGAATGCAACATCATCGAAGATTGGATTTTGGTTGTAGGAGCTTGCTACTGAGTTGTAGCGAATCGAACTGATCGGAAATGTTCCTTGACCATCGACTCTCCACTGGGCCTGGATCGATGGTACCCATAGATCTCTTTGGACGGGAATAAAACCAAGAACCATCGCGGAGACTTTTCTTTGATTCTGCGATGGCTCGTCTTGGACTTCGATGCTTACACCCTGGCCGGTACGGAACGATGAACGAAAAGCTCCGTAGTTTCCAGTGATACTACTTAGGTGCCAGCAGCCTCGTCGCACGGCATACGAACTGTACCAACTTGGATGCTGTAGACACAGTCCACGAACTGGATACTCGGCTAAGAAACATCTTCCAGAACCGCCTGGATCGACCGATGAATCGGAATTGAAAGCGATGAAGGCTGGGTTTTGAAGAAACTCCCCAGCAAGTCCAATCTGATCGCAGTAAAGTTGCACCCCCCGATCAAACTGACCTACATCCCCAAGATCGCTTATCTTGGCAAAGGACTTCCCTACTTCATCTAGGGATGGATCGCTTAGGGCCTCTTGATAACTCTTGGGGTTGCCCACAATCTGCATGGCTCCAAAGGGTGGAATCCGTTTTTGAGAGACGTTCAAGAATGGTAGAAAACGTTTCTGCGTGTCGGCTGAAATGCTCGTGAGCTGACTCATCGGCTGGTGTCCTTACCTGGGTTCAGCACGGCACTTTGCTTGGAGACAAACTGGTTCAGGAGGGAGATTCTTCGCCTCTCTTCATACGAGGGAATCACCAGCGAGTGCTCAAATCCGTAACTGCATAAAGTCTGGGTTTCTCCTGAGGCACTGATCGAGTAGGAAACCTGTTCGATCGTTCCATCGAGCTCGATCGGTTGAAAGCCGCAGTAGGTTCCCTGCGATGGCCTTACTCCTGAGAGTTTTTGCTGCTCGTATTGGGCGTAGGTCGCAAGCTCTTTTTCAACGGTTGCCCGATTGTCCCCGTTATCTCGAAAGGCAAGCTGCGTTTCTGGATTGACTTTGATTTCCCGACGGATGTCCGGTCGCTTGACCCACAGAGGCTTGGTGGAATTTCTCCAGCCGGTGGGCTTTTTGTAAACCTCTCGCCAATAGGTTCCGCTGGCGGGATCTTTCACGCTGATTGCAACGCGAAGAAATAACCTTGGAATCTTGAAGCGACTCGGCGCGTCGGAAGAGGAATCGTATTCATAGACCGCATCGGAGAATTTGATGACGCTGCGTTCTTTGTCGATTTGGAAACTACCTGGGTAGATCAACTTACGACTGGTCCACCATCGATGCGAAAAGGTATCGAAATTGTTCTTGCCCGTATCTTTCCGATCGTAGTAGATTCCGTAGACGAAGGGTTGTTGCCTTCGAGTCTCGTAGAGAGTCTGTCCACGCGAACCGTTTGTATACTCGATCGTATATTCCGATAAGAGTTCCTCTTGCATGACGATTTGATTGATGTCCTTGATTTCGAAAGGCAAACCTGGAAGTCGAAACGGGAATTTAAAGCCAAAGATCTTCCAAACGCTTTCGGTGGCAAGTCCTCGGATACGATCGCGCTCTTGGACCTGTTCTCGCATCGTGCCGCTGGGAAACTGAACCGCACCGACGTTCGGAAAGATCATCGGATCCTCATTGCCCCATCCGCCGGCAGGACGGTACGAGAGCTTATCGATCAAAACAAGTGACTCTACCGACGGCCTGTCGACCTGAGCTTCTGATCGCTGGATGCCAAAGGCTTTTGCAAGTTGCAACGACACCTCCCAAACGGTTGCATCCCCACAGACATAGATATTGTCGGGAGCCGTTACAAGCTTCATCGTCTCCTTGGTCTGTCCACCGAGCACCACGGGCAAAGACTTTCCGATGCCCTTTTTACAAATTTTCACCTCTCCAGAGAGTTGCTCGGCGACCACACATCCCAAAGCTCCGCATAGGTTCTCGAGTGCCACTGCTGGGTTTTCAAGATCCCAAGTGACCTCCGGGTAAGTGGTGTTGGGAAGCTCTTGAGTGTCGTACCTGTCGACTCCCATCTCCCGTAGGCACAAGGCGGCAAGTTCCCTTGGGCTTTTGCGAGTGCTCTGGAGGATCACTCCTCCTCGGACGATGTTGTACTGGCCGCTTATTTGTCCGTAGGCCCATCGCCATTTGCCATCCAGAAGCGTTATGACAAAACGCGTTCCGTCAGAATCATCGATATCGATTGCCTGAACCATGCAATCTTCGATTCGAATCTGATGCACCGTATCACTGAGCACCAGCGGCGCGGACTGCCCGATGGGGATTTGAGGCAATGCAGGGACAACGATCTGGATGACCGATGGACTGATTCCCCGTGAACGAGTCATCTGGAATTGTTCGACACCCTGGATCTGGCCATAGCTTACTCTGCCAGCGATTTCATAGACGCTCATCTTCCAAACCTGCGAAGTTCGATCGCAAGGCCTAAGCCAGAAAACGCCTCAACAAGCTCTGGCCAAAGACGCAGATCCTTGACGGTGACCTTCGAATCCGAAACCTTCGCGGTTCCTTGAATGACAATCGGTGCGACAATGTCCCTGGAGCGACCATCGGAATCAAAATCCAGAACCCCCTGGTCTCTTACGATCAGAGCCCTTTCGACTCCAAAGGCAATAGTCCCCTCATAACCAACCAGAGTGCCGGTTCCCTTGGATGCAACTAACTCGAAGGTATTTGCATCGATGACCGATACAGCAAACACTTGTCCGTCGATTCCCAATACACCGCTGTATGCCCTGACATACACGCGAGCCCCGGACACAAGGCCATGCCCAGCGGCGGTAAGCCGTACGGTACTAGGGCTCCAAGCAATCGCATCCCCATTGGGACCGAACGTAACTCCAGAAACAAGCTGAGATTTTCCAAGGTTACCTGACGCAAGCCAGCGCACCGAAGCATCGGAGATGTCGATTTCCTCGCAGATGCCGCTACCATTGATACTTGCGGTTCCCCCTCGCATCGCGAGTCGACGTGGTGGACTCCCTAGCGTTGCAACGCCCCCGAGCATCATCAGTGAATCGATTTTCGATGAGGCTCCAGAAGTAAAAGTTAGATTATCTCCTGCCGAAGGGCTCGGAGTGATGGAGACTTCTTTGCAAAGGGCGATGTCCTCTGGCCGAACACCCAGCGCGATATCGCCGCTGATACAGACCAGTTTACTCAGTGCATGGTTGCCCCTAAAAGCGATCGTTTTTTGGGTTAGACCCGTTTGCGAATACAGCACGCTTGCATCAAAGGCTCGATCCGTAAGAGAGATTCGCGCCGAGACAGGGCCTTCACTGCTATCGCCCAGACCGATGCGGATCGGTAGAGAGACAGAGCTCGGTTTCGTGAGGTTTAGCCAGAGCGATAATGTCTCGATCGATCCGTCATCTTGGATTTCTGGAAGGCCAATTCTTCCAGCGTAGGAGCGATAGACGTCGATCGATAAGATGTTTGCTGTCACATCCAGTGCATAAGAACAATCTTGATTCCCGTCGGCGAAAATCACTTCATCGCCATCGATCGGTGTCCTTGCTAGTGACCAGTTGTCTGGGTTGTTGAAATGTTTCGGCCCGCTGCCGACCTCGATAACAACCGCTTCAAACACCGGGTTTGAGGACTTTGTAAGATTCAAATTGATTCCCTGGAGTTTGTCTCTTGGGCCATCAGCATTCCAGCGCACACGGTAAGGGCCGCCGTTTCCTCCAAGAACGCTCGTCGAAACCCCGATACTCTGCAAGGCCGTTTGAACCACTGTGCTACTGGAATTCCAAGAAAGAGAACCCGTCAGCTTGGATCCATATCCCAATTGCCACTGACCGGCAGTCGGCGAGTTGCTCAGTGCGATAACCTGGATCTCAGGCTGAGCAACTTGGCCATGGCTCTCTACCAGGAGCGAAGGCTCGGCGGTCTTAAGCTCCGAGGTTTCAAGGCCAAGCCAAAACCCAACGCCTGTTGGCCCCGTAAATGCTGCGCTGGGTTGGGCTTGCCAATGGATGGTAAATTCGCGAAGAACACTCTTTCGTCCCACATCCTCGTTGACGACGGTGATGTCCGAGACTTCCAGCACATTTTCGTAATCGGAAGATACCTGTTGGATTGCAGAGAGGATCTCTTGGGCGGTGATATCCGACAGACTTAGCCACGGAAAGCCTCTTGTGGGTGAGGGTGTTTTAGCTGACTCCGAGGAGAATCGCCACGTGCCTGAGCATATTCCACCGATGAATCGATACCGCAGCACCCAAGCTTTCATCGGGGTCGATGCGGCGATATCCACCGATACCTCAAGTCCATCGGCTTGGGTTCTAAAGAGCTTTGCCTCAACGAGTCTCTCGGAGAGTTTTCCAACGAACGATAGCCGCAAAAAATAGTCTTCTGTTTCGCGCGAGACGACCACGTTGCCCGCTCCCCATAGACTTTCGGCTGCATCGCGGACTAGCTCCAGGGTCGATGCACCAGTAAACGAGTGAGATCTTTTGGAATCCGATTCGAATTGATAGAGCGACTGAAAATTTCCATCCAGTGGACTTAGCAACACCTCCTGGTTGATGATCCCAGGCACACCAACGGTCTCAATGGTGTAGCCTGCATTGTTGTTGACTCCAAGCTCATCTCCCGAGCCATCGGCCAAAACCGTTACCTCCAAAGGACTCGTCGAAGTTTGAATCCCAAGGGAGGCAGTAATCTCCCCTGGCGCCAGGGTCCAGGACTCCCCCAGAGCACTCCAGTTTGTGCTTACTTCCACCCTCCAGATATTGCTACCCATCCAGGTGATCGTGTGGGGCCTGGCTTGCACGAGCGATGAGTCATAACCTGGAACCGGTGGGTTTAAAACAAAGGTGCTATTGGGCGTTGCTCCGAGCCAAGCCTTCGTGTGAAAGCTTCGATTCAGTGGATTGTAGGTTCCGTTATTGCCGTTCTTGGGCGTGACGTACTGCCTGAGCTTCGTCCAAGAAATCGCACCAGGGATGTCCACGTTTTGATACCTTGCAAACCCAACTCCGGAAGACTGGAGCGGCATGGCAGTCCAAGTGTAGTTGAGTCTTGTCTTGGGCATCGCCATGAAAGCGTCATAGGATGCCTTGCTTGCAAACTCAAATCGAAATACCGTCCCTGCTAAGAACTCATACGAAGGATCAATCCGCTGGGAGCTTACCGATACATCCCCAGCAAGCGATCCGAGCAAAATGCTCTTTGAGAGATACGAAAGCATTTCGGCATCGGTAATGCTCGCTTCGAACACTCCGTCAGCTTGATAGGCAATGCCATCGGGACCAAATCGGTAGCTGAAGGCTTCAAAGAGGGTGATCTCGACGATCGCTGGCTGACCACCGACTGGGACGATGGGAAAAAGCACCGGAGGAGTTTCGATGCTGGCCGTTGGCTCAATAAGCCGAATTTTATAACCGTTAGTATGATCCCCTGAAACGTGGATCGACCGGCATGGGAACGAGAAACTCAGCAGGGCCGAACGGAGTTGCTCGGAAGTGGCATTGAAGGGAAGAATCACCGGCTTTTTTCCGTTGGCAGCAATCGCCCAAGTCCCAAGGGTGGGAACATTTGGCCAAACCAATCGAAACACGTAATCCGATCCGTTGGATCCGGACTGAACCTCTTGGACTAGGATTTCGTTTTGGCTGCCGCTACTGGCCGAAGGGATAAGCCCCACTGGCCTTCCGTCTGCCTGTCCTACAACACGAATCGCCGGATACCCGTTGTGAAGAGTCGAGGTAAACTCCAATCCACCAGAGAGTCCGCCTCCTAGATTTTGCGTCTCGGAGGCTGCACTAACGATCTGCTCGACGATTCGTCTTGCCCGATCCTCTGGGGTACGATCCTGCTCGGGCACAAGACTCGGATATGTGGCTCCGTAACGCAGTGCGCCACTGGTGAGTTGGAAGCGATCAGAGGTACCCACATTCTTTGGTAAGAACATCGTGCAAGCCCGCACTGCAGATGCTTTTCCAATCCATCGGATGATCGCCATGGGAGGAACTTCTATCCCAATGCATAATGAGGAATTCCATCGAGCCGAGTCGGCCACTCGAATGCATAGGACCAGGATACCTCGCACTCTTCAAGTACCACGTTGCGATGGAACCTGGAGCCCTTAGGCCGAATGGTGCGAGTGATTTTCGGTTCGATAAAACTCAGAGCAAACGGCCAAACAGGGGGCGGGATCGGCGGGAAGAAGTTTTTGCCGATCGCTGAACCGCTTTGGGTGGCAGTGCATTTGGTGTGAGTGCGAAGACGCTGACGAACCCCAGGTCCATAGTTTAGTTCCTTGACGCCAAAGGACGCGGTGCCACCTTCGATCGAGAGTTGCTCGGTGAATCTGCCGTACTGAAAAGCAAGGCCGTAGGGAGTGTAGAACTCCACGCGGATTTGGAATTGGCGATAGCTCCAGTACTCTCCTCCTTTGTAATTGGGATACGCTAGGAACCTCGGTCGAATCCCACCGATCGTCGATGCATTTGTCCAGAAGGCTTGGCTGCGACGGCCATCGTCATGAAGCATCCCAAAATCTTGGCCGACTTGGCTGTAGGCTGATTCCATTTGAGCGATTAAAGCATCGAGATCGCGCGGAGTTGCCCCAGGTGGGTTTCGAAGGCGACCTTCAATGCTCACGGAGTGCTTCACGCGGATCGGTACGCCCGATTCGTTCTCCTCCACATCGGAAGAAACAACGATTCCTGTGCTGGATAGTTTGTGCTGGTAGGAGCCGTATTGGACGATCATTCTATACACCGCTTTTTGAAAGCTTCTAAAAAGAGTCAGAAATCGACCCTCTACTAAACATTTAAAATCTCGGCGATCGCGAAATTTTAGTACTGCGAAAGATAAAAAACCCTCGAGAGAAATACAAAACAAGTAAACCACTTCGAAACTTAAAACTAAGGAAAACTCGCTTTTAGTGTTTTTTTAATCTGTCGCGCACAGCTTCTTTGCTTATTTACTCTTAGCAGCACGCATAATCAAACGAAAGACAGCTCGTATCAAACCATTGCGATCAAGATACATGCAATGTGCGAAAAAGACATCTATCGCTTGATTTTTTCACAGGGCAATCGCGTGTCGCGTTTGGGTCCATCAGGGTTTAGCGTGGGTCCCTTCCCCCCGAAGGGCCCAAAGCCGGACCGCCTGAGCTTGAAAAGCCCCACAATTCAGCCAAACTACCCAACAGCCTCCTCTTAAGGGTGGTTTAATGGTTTTTGTTTACCCACTCAAAAGCCGGAAGGACCCGCGTTTGATCGTTCCGAGTCTTGCAAAGGCTGACGCTTGATGGCACTCCTATTCAGAGGAAATGGAGTCTTACTGGATTTTCGCGACGGACATCGGCTATGGCATCAACGGTAGTGTCAAAAAACAACAATCACTTTGTAAATGTTAACGCTCCACGGGTGTATCGCTGTAGGAAATTCCGATTGATCGAACTGATGTTTTCAACACTCGGTCCTTGCGTCTCCGATGCCGAGGGATGGGTGGATGTCGAGCGATACGGTAAGCCAAAGCTGATTGCTTCACTAAGTACTTCTGAAAACGCTATCCAATCATATGATACACTGGGAGGTATTTATCTATCTAAATAGCTGCGTGAGTTTTCTGGTGCGCTAGGGTATTGATCTGCTCTTCCAATGAAAGTCGCTTTGTTCTTAGGATCTACTTATCACTACAATCCCATAAGGAGCCAAGCTATGGATGGAACTATTTGCTTGACCGAGTCCCAAAGCAGGAACACACTGGAATATTTGCGTTTTGGAGCCAGTGCTCGGATATCCCGTCGTTCACATATCCTGATACATTTAGATCGCGGTTCATCCTATCGGCAAATCCTGGATGCCATGTTGTATGGCTCCGATTGCATTGCGCATGTAAAAAGATGCTTCCTAGAAACCGGTCTGGAATCTGCAATTGGAATCACTGCCCCCAATGCTTGGATCCGGATCTGACCGATACGGTTTGCGATAGGGGTATTGAGTATACTCCGCGAGACTTCGCTTACTTTCGAGCGCGATGGTCATGTGAAATTCTTTCTGAAATTCTAAAGGAACGGGATCAAACTTCATGTACTGCTGAAACGGTGAGTCGGTGGATGCGTCGCCTCGGATTCGTATAGAGAGGAGTTAGACAAGTGGCAGGTCCATCGGATGCAATATAAGGCAAGAAAATGTGGCCAATACAGCCGATTTTAGGGCATTTAACTACCAACGAGATTGCGATTTTATAGGACGAGGTCGTCATCAATCTCAACCCAAAAATTGGATGTCAATGGATGGCCCGTGGTCTTCAGCAGGAAGTCAAAACTCCAGGTAACAATCAAAAGCTCTAACTGTCTGTTCCTTGATATGGGCGACAGGAAACTCCATTGGTGAGCGAATCACAACCACGCAGAAAATCAGAAATGTTTTTGGCTCATTTGGACGACCTGCGTCGGCGACTGCGAGCCTACTCTAAGATCCATGAAATCTACGACAACGCCGCGTTTCACAAGTCGAAGGATCTCAGGAGATACCTTGATAAATCTAGTCGTCGTATGCAGATGCGTTTTTCGTAAGCCCATTCTCCAGAAAGCATTCCGATCGAGCGAATATGGTGGCATCTCCATGACACAATTACCCGAAACCAGCGATGTAGAACGATACAGGAATTGGCGTCCCTTCCCATGGAATCGCTCAGGTAGAAAAAAATTGCTACGCCAGCATGCGGAATACGTTCGATTTTGCTGCGTACCCCACCGGAAAATTCGTGGGTTTGTCAAGTAAGAAAAAGCTGATAAAAACGCGAATCTGCAGCACAACACTAATTTTCCCCCGATTTTTCGGAAGAAAATTGCCCGAAAACCGGGAAAAGCCTTTCCATTCATCACGCTGATATGTAAATTCTTCCGGTGGTCAAATCGAGAGAAAAATAGGCCACCCTAGACGTCGAACAAGAAATGCTGTTACTAGGAAGATAGAATGCGAATATTTGTTTCAACGCCAACAAATATCGAGGAGCTTCGGAATAAAGTCGAAGGAGTGCTAAGAGCTTCAAACTTCGAAGTTCGAGTACAGAAATATCTACCGACAGTTGGCATCGCACCAATAAATATATGGCAGGAAATCGAAGACGTAGATGCTGTTTTGCAAGTAATTGGTGTGGATCAAGGAAGTCGCATAAATACAGCAATCAAAGAATGGCACAATTTCTTCGAAGAAAAAAAAGGATCTATAGTAAGACAAGATCTATTGGATAAAGAGTTATTCAAAAACGGCGAAATGTTTTGTCGATTAACTTACACGCAACTAGAAGCTTGGATCGCACTGCTTTTAAATAAGAAACTCGGAGTAATCGCGCAGTTTGAACCACAAGAAATACAAAGAAATGGCGAAACGAAAGATAGTACAACCGAAAACACGGCAGAAGGGAAAAGATCTGAGAAAGAGACATTTGATCTTCAAACTCACATAGAAATGCTACGCGAACATAACGGTTATCCTCACTATGCAGACCTAAGAAATCACGACAAGATATGTTCCGAATCGCAAACGATTGTAGCTCGGTGGAAGGATAACGACTTAAAATCAAGAAATTACTTGACAACGAGAGATGAGCAATTGTGGAGTCCGCACGCCTTTGCCGCTATCATAGACGTACTGCTTAGGTCAAGTCAAGTGAGTCCGGATGAATTAGCAGGAACACTCGGAGTTAGCAAAACGGCACTAAACCAATTGACTGATGGGGTCCAACTTAGACTCTCGATTAGCAAGCAATCCATGTTCGAGGTCTGCAAGAAGCATAATATTTTTTCAAGACACAATTTCGACCTTTTCGTACAACAATCGAATAATCCTGAAGGTTGGGGGAGGCAAATAAACTATGTAAATCGTCAGTCCGATTTTGGTCCCTCTTTGATTAAAATAATAGGCGGAAAGATTGATTTAGCACAAAGGGTGTGGCTGAAGGGCACGGAAGAGATTGGTTTTAATTGGCAAGAGAACCTTATTGAGTTACGCCAAAAGAACGTCCCGGCAGCAATAACCTACCTGCAAGAGCTCTACCATCTGTCTGCTTGTAAGATGACGCCTTCCGATATGTTATTCGCGGCACAAAGCGATTTTTCAGGTTTAGAGTGGCAAGCACGAATCGCAAAGGAGCCAAGCGACACAAACACTCATCTGAAATTTTCAAATAAATGGATTGCAAATCGATTGGTTGAAAAATTATTTTCACGCGGTACGAAAAAGGTGAAGGACAGCAGACGAATAAGAATTGTTGAGGGAGGGGTTGGTGGTGGGCATACAATATTCTTTTTGCTAAAGAAGATCCATGAGCAAATTAAATCACGTAATGACTTTAATATTGAATATTTGGGATTCGAGATAGTTGCTGACATGGCTAGAAGCATGGACTCGATGTTGCATGGCGAAGGAATGAGTGGTGAAAGACAGAATTTGTTTTCGGAGCTTTTTCGCCGTAACATTTTGAACAAGCTTCCGTCAAAACAAACTTTCATTCAGAATTCTCCAATGGAAACCGGCATAGCCGACCTCTTTAATGAATCTCGACATGAGAGATCCGCTTGTGAGATTGATGTTTTCATTTGTTCCTATGCGTTTCATCATGTACCGAACGGAGAACCGCTTCGTGAGTTCCTAACCGGCACAACAAGAAGAATAGATCGACGTGCTCGATCACACGTCCTTTCCTCTTTGGACGAATCAAGGCGCAATGGTTTCAGGAAAAACGTCCTGGACTGCTTGACGAGACTGTCTTATAACGAAGCAAAAGCAAGGGTTATTTCCAATCTTGCTGGTTTCCTGGAGGAACGCGTTTACCTTTCGTTTCTCGATCCGATTTTATTCAATTTGAATTGCGAAGAGATAATAAAGGAGTTCATCTCTTTACCAAAGAGCAACTGGCGGCTGGATCCTAATGGAAGCGCGATTAGGGCAATTCGAAATCCTCAACATAAAATGCTGACCCATCTATCGCACCTTTTATCGCCTGACGGATTGCTTGTGATAGCAGATCCAGATGGAACATCAATGTGGAATTTGGAAAAAGTTATCGAGGACCCTGAGATAATGATTGCGAACTTCCACACGTTGCATGATTTGAGGGAGCTACTGCAAGACGAACAGCGTTTCTACGTTGAAAATCGAGACGATTATGTTACTATCGGCAAAAGCGATGAAGAACAATTCGAAGTTAATTCATATGATCAGCAAACCAAATTCTTTACTCTCGGGAGAGATCCGAATAGAGGTTATGTTTTGATTGGAAGAAACAATAATCAAAGAATTATTCTTACATAGACGGATTCAAATTTATGGTGAACAAAAAAGCAGAGGCATTAAGGCATCTTTTCGACATTCTGTCAAATCCTCTTCTTTCGGGGGATACCAAGGTTGCGAGAGACTTTCTAGGACGGTGGGGGAATTCTTCGCTGCCTATCGATGCTTTGAATGAAATGCTGACAGAGGCTTTGCTCCAGTTAGGGATTGTGGAGATTTCAGGTAATGCATCCCTGAGGCCCAGGCAAAGATTGAATATTTTAGGATTAGAAAACGGACAGGAAATTTTCATTTTTTCGGATTTCCCAGTCGATTTTTTTGGTAAAGAGGTAAAGAAGGCAGATGCCGTCAATGTTTATTCTTCTTCGGGTCCAGCAGAGCGAGACACCGTTTGGCCGTTTCTTGACGAATCTTTGAAGATCCTAAAGGAAATACCCGAGTTTTTAGCAGTATTACCTAAAGGTGCGAAAGTTCTCGACTTATGCACAGGCGCGGGCGCAATCGCTATTGGTATTCATAAATTGCGTCCTGATCTCGATATAATTGGAGCGGACATTTCTGAAGCTGCAATTTTAACAGCGACACAAAATAGTTTTTTGAATAATTGTGATCCGAAGAAGATTAGTTGGAGACGAGGGCATCTTTTTGACGCCGTGGCACAAGATGGTCCGTTTGACTTGATTATCGCGGATCCTAATTTTGCACCGAAGCCAACTGATAACGTCCCTGGGAAGTCCACGCATGGGGGAAGGCACGGGGATATACTTACAAGCGAAATCCTTACCAAGATTCCCGCTTTCTTAAGTCGTAACGACTATAGCACAGTATATTTTCTCACGTACACTCTCGGCCCCGATAATTCATTAAAAGGTCTAAAGGTGATAAAAAGTATCCCACCGTTGTTCACGAAACAAATTTCGAAAGCAGGCGAGAAGATATGGAGATACAAATACAGCAAAGCGTTCCCTAACCCAATGCGAGTGCAATACATCATTATTAGGCTCGGTGACGAAACCAGCGAAGATTCGATAATTAATCTTCCACCAGAGGTGCAAATAAAGACAATAGATACCTGGACGTCTTGGCTTGACGGGCTGAACGACAACCGATTGGGATACCTTCATTATGTTCGTGGTATTTTGAAATGGCAAGACTCGCAACTTGATGATTGATACACCCTGATGCGGTTTACAGGAGATATTATTGCGATTTGTGAACGTCGTTTTCAGTTTTTTGTCCAAGGTTACATTTCCCGAGTTTCTAAGAGGATGGTTTTGCTTGACAAGCCATGAGTTTTGGTTATCATTGGAAGTTTGACGGCCCCTGTTCTCATTATTTGATTGTCCACTAACAAGCTCGAAGGAGGAATATTTTGACCCCAACAGAAGAATATTCGGTGCTTAGAAGCCACATCCTAAGGCATCTGTGTGAGATAGGTGCGATAGGATTTCCAGGAGACTCACCCGGTTGGTTGACCTTGGCTTCTGCCCATTTGGATGAGATGGACTCATTGTTGGATTACTCTGGTCTTTTGCGATCTATTCCGGGTACCTTAGGAGGTGAGCAAAGGTTGAAAGGTTGGACAAGGTTAGCATTCACTGAGCAAGAGGATCGGGTTCATAAGTATGCGGTTTCGGTTCTCAAGGGGATGGGCTTCGAGGTTAGTGTCGATAGCTTTGGAAACCTGTTTGGAAGGAAAGGGGTCAAGGAAAAGCCAGCCGTAATGATTGGTACTCACCTAGATACTGTAATTGATGGTGGCAACTACGATGGAGTGGTAGGTTTTATCGTTGCAATAGAGAGCGTAAGAAGGGCTGAAGCAAACGGAGGCTTGAGACATCCAGTTGAGATTGCAATCTTTCGGGCCGAGGAGTCGACAAGGTTCAAAATGGCGTGCCTCGGAAGCCAAGCAGCTTTCGGTTTTTTTTCGAATCAAATGATCAACTCGCTTGCCGATGGTCAAAATCGTGGTTCAACACTCTCCGATGTTTTAAAAAATAGAGGGTGTGATATTAGGAATATTGTTCAGGATTGTAAGAACGCCAAGGATTACATCGCGTATTTTGAAACCCATATTGAGCAAGCAAAGAAACTCGAGAAATCCGATAAATTGGGACTTGTTACATCTATCAGAGCGCCTAAGAGAAGGAGTGTCGTCGTTAGTGGTAAGCGACGTGTCCAGGCGGTCGCGGCGATGATTCTTGCAGTCGAGTTTATCTCCAAACATTATTGCTACGCCGGAGAGGATATTGTTGGTACGGTTGGTGAAGTCCATGGATATTTCGCTGGTGCCGATAAAATCAATGCTGTTTGTGGGTACTGTGCTTCCCACTTCGTTAAGCCGCTCACTTCGGTTGATTTAGAGAGCTCCAGGAAAATAGCTTCGCGACGCGGGTGTGTAACCGACGACGTCGATGCAGCTTTCGGGAGTAGGCTCGAAACTCGGGGACAAACCGCGCATTCTGGCGGAACGGAAATGGGATTAAGACAAGACGCGCTTGCCGCACATTCCGAGATTGTCTTGAGCCTCGACGACTCATATATTAATGAGCCTTTAACCGAAATCGAATTTTTTATGGATTTAAGAAGCAATTCTTCCAAGGCGTTGTACTCGGTCAATTCAAGAATTGATAGGGAATTCAAGGACATTGTTTCCGACTTTCAGGTTGAGTGTGAGGTTGGAAACCCTATTGGTGATATTGATCCAGTTCCGAAACTTGACAATAAGCTGCGATCGTTTGTTAAGCTTGTTGCAGAGGAACTTAAGATTGAGACAGAGGAGATACCTAGTGGTGCCGGCCATGATGCGATGTACGCTCACAAGATTGGCATTCCTACGTCGATGATTTTTATTAAATCGATTGATGGTCTAAGTCATACACCAGAAGAGTTTACACCGATAGGCGATATTGTCCGAGCGATCGATTTGCAAGCAGCTATTTTGCAGCATCCTGAATTCCCGATCGGGTCGTAGTCGGAATAGCGTTCTTCGGAATCGGAGTGTTTTCTCGACTTATTTTACGGTAATACTTTGATCCCGTTCCTATAAAAAAATTTATGGTTAATGGCTGATCGGACAAGCCCTCATGGAAGTGGACATAGCCTTTTCGAAGGTTCTTCGGGAGGGAGCTAACTTGTACTACCGATGCAAAGAGGTTACCTAGGCAAGTGCCTTATTAGTCATTACCCCGCCATAAACGGCTCAAGCGGTCTTGCTCGGTGAAGAATCAGCCATTCAGCGTTTTCGTTCAATGCTTCGCATCCAACTTGATAGAAAATGTCTTGTGCTTCGGCAACGAGTCTTTGGCGAGTCCAATCGTTACTCCCTTGGTGCGACGCGCTTTCTAGTTCCTTTAAGAGCAAGTCGAGTCTTCGATTCGCAGATCGGTACAGTGTTCTCATGGAACAGTAGTTGCGATATTCCTCCGAATAAAAGCGCCTTTCCTGCCAGGCGAGCATCAAAGCTCCAGCAAGAAGGCACGCGCCTGTGTTGATAATCCACCAGTTGGATCTGTCGGGGAAAGCCTCTCCTAGTTCCGGTAGATGATAGGACATCTCAAATGCGAGCCCACCAACGAAGAGTGCCACACCAGCAAGTTGCCAATAGTGAACTAGATTGGAGATGATCTTTCGGCCTAAGTGGGGTTCTGCAATAGGTTCTTCGTGCTGGCCGAAGTTATGGTCAACCCAGTGCAATGCCGTTGAGAGCCATTTTGGAACCCAAGGCTTGAGACTCTTGATGGAATGAATTGCGAGTTCAATTCCGAAAGCCAGCAAAACCAGCAGACCGATCGAGCTTGAAAAGAAAGCGATTTTCGTCAGCAACCAGTGATTTGTTTTTAGCCATTCCTGAAAGTCAACGCTTATCTCGGTAAGCAGCATAAAAGGAAGTTGAATCAAGCCTGCCCAAGCAAGACCCCAGCAAAGAACGTGAGTCACGTGGAGCTTGTGAGACAGGCTTGCACATTTCTTTGTCGAGTTTTCAATTTGTCCTCCAATCCACTTCTCCTTGACGTAACGAAGCAGAGTATTCTGCTGCTGGTTTGTCAATTGCGAGAAGAATTTCGGCCATCGTTCTAATGGAAACGAGACTTCCGAAACCACATAGCGAATCCAATCGAGTTCATCTTTTTGCCGTTGCATATAGTCATGTGCAACGGATCGATTTAGCCCAGCGACACACCAGTAAATTTGCACGCGTAGTGCTTCGGCGATTGCACGGTAGTCGTAGCGTTTCTGCTCGATTCGAGCGCGATTGTAGAAGATAAACCAAATTCCAGAGGCGGATAACGTCAAAATGCTAACTGCCAGTAGACCAGCCCGTATCCAGGGCTGGACGGAATTGGAATGAGAGTCTCCTGCGGGAAGGTAGCTTGCAAGGGCAATGAGCACATCGCTGGGGTGCCATCGCAAGGAATGCCCATCTGGGTCGAGTCGATGCCAGTGCTCGAACATTCCAAGACTGAACGCCGCAACGAAAACAAGAAGAATAAGAGCCCAGAGTATTCTGAATCTCTTCGGCTCGTAAACCTTGTTTGCCAAGTCACCAGAACATCGCCGAACACTTGCTGCCTGCCCGAGCGATTGCAATTTCTCCCACTTATCTCCGAGAAGTTCCACAAGTTTCGTCCGCCGCAGGTCGGGAGTCTTTCCCTCCGACCTTGGAACAATCATTTCGATCAATTCCGATTCACCAGCATTCCTCGGATCGCCAGACTTCCATTTCGACTTCGCTTCTTTGTTGTATGTCTCTTGGAGTTCCAGGATTCTTCGGAGAACAAAATCGCCACTAGCACTCCAAATCGCGTTTCTTTGGCCTTTAGACAGATGCGTATCGTGCGGCTCGAGGTCGTATGGATGAAGGAACTCCCAAACTGGCTCTGAGGTTGCGATTGTTTGAGATTCCCCGCCTGCAGGGGATGATGTCGCTCGCTTCGTGCGGCTAATGCCTAAACGCAAAACAGGGCCGTTATCTGCCCAGGAAAAATTGTTTGAAGTTGCTAAAAGCTCCCAAGACAACCCTCTTCGTTTGGCCTCCACGATGGCCCAAGTACCAGGTTCGAACGGATTCAATGGTTTTCTAAACTCGTCTTCCTTATTCCCTCGGTGGTCGAAATTGTGGTCGTAGATCGCTAGCAGCAAGTGGCTTAGGGAAGCGATGTATTCGCCAGCGGCCCTATAGCGGAGATTTCGCCTCGATTTTTGATCCCCCATGTAGTTGAGTTTAGACTTTAGATCAGCCTCAGGGCCAAGCTGCAAAGCTAGGGATTGCTCGGCCTGGCAAGTCACTTCGATCGCAATTGGGTCTGCTTTCGCTGAGATTCTCGGTGCCAATGGCTCCCAGTCGCTATCTATTTTCACGCAGAAAAGATCGCGGTCTTCATCCCATCCGGCCTGCTCTCGTAGTCGCACGAGCAAAGACCGCAACCTTACTTTGTCCTCGTCCTTTTCATACGAGGAGCATTGCTCAAGAATTTCTTTCGGAAAAGGGAGTGGGGCCCTAACAAATACGGAGCGACTTGGGTTGGCTTTTTGGTAGTCGAGGAACACCTCGGCTACCAGTGTATCGATCCCAGGAGCGATCGAACTGAGAAGCACCACGGGTGTATTCTGAATCGCCAAGGGCTTCCAGCACGCGTTGAAGGCTTCAAGCTTTCCGGAGATAAACTCGCATTGGTTTTGAAGACGCGGAGCGTTCTTGTCCAAGCATAAATCGTCAAGGCATTGGTCACCGAGTAGCTTGGGTAAGAGAGACGATGGTAAACCGATTGGAGATTGGGTTTCGCTCCCGAATACCCAATCAAGAAACTGCCAAACCTTCAAGTAGATCGCCTGAATCGAAGGAGCGGCTAGTGCAGGATTCACTATCGCTGCGTCATAGCCAATCGGGTCTGTATTTCCGGTTACCCCAACGATGAGAGTTGCAAGGGGAGCATGCAAGTTAGAATATGGGCTTTGGGAAGAAGAACTCTGGTCAGACATACATGCACCTCAGGGGTATAGTCTTGGCCTTCGATCACGAGGACGCAGACTGAATCGTCTGTGTCACACGTAGGGCGATTGCGGAAAAAGGCTGGATTATACCACATGCTTTAGCAACTGCGGTCGCTTAGGCTTGATATAGCTTCGGCAAAAAACTCATCAGTCTCGGTATTCTTGCCCTGCTAATAGGTCTTGAATCAACCCTTTTGACCTTGCTTCTTGGCACGCAGATCCAAGCTGGCCTTCTGCTGGATCTCCCCGAGCCTATCTTGCAACTTCCGATCGATTTGCTCTTTGAGAGATTCGTTGTTTTGGGCCATCAAAACCCCGACCTGTTCGGTCACTTGGCCGACGATCCCAGCAGTATCAAACTGCATCGTAACAGCCACCTCGTAGCTGGTTTTGAGCTCAGCCTCAAGGGTGGCCCGTGTTGTTTCGAGGCCTTTGCGCTCTGCCTCGATCGATGAACCGAAGGTTTGGTCGAACCCAAAACGCTTCGCTTCGGCCTGGTCGGCCTGCTCGGCAAATCGATTGGCTTCGGAAGTTCCCACCTGCCTTAGTAGGTCCCGCTGCTGGTCGGTTAGACTCGATGCTCCTTTGGCTCTCGCTTGCTCGATGGCCTGCTTGGCAAAATCCTTTTCAATGTCACCTAGCTTTGAAAAATTCGAGGCAGCACTTCGGTACTGGTCTCGAAGGGCCTGGATGCTAGCGGTCTGGGAATCGATCTGATTTCTCAGAACGTCTTGGATGCCTTTCTCGGCTGCCAATCGCTCGGTGGCAGACTCGTTTTGGATCTGACGTTGTCGCCCCAGTGACTCTGTTACTTGATCGGTCCAATACTTTTTGGCTTGCTCTGCAGCCAAGAGTTCCTGCTCGGTTCCGACTAGCCCCTGTTTCATCTGCGAAAGGAGTGTTTGCTGCTTAACTAGCTCGGCGGTTGCTCGCAGTTCGATTTCTTTCTCAGCGCTTAGCCGCCCATCTCCTTTTGCTCCTGCGATCGATTGCTGCCTCCTAGCCGAAAAAATTAGCTCTTGGCTAGAATCCCTAGCGCTTTGCTTTGCATCGGCAAGCTGATTTGGATCCACGTTTCCGCCCATGCGATACTCATCGAGAGTTCTGTTACTACGCGCAAGACTCAGGGAAGCAACGAGGCGTGCTTGCTCTTCTTGAGTCGCCTGGGCCGCAAGCACTCGAGCACTTTGGCCAGAGTCCGAGAATGCATCCCTGGACTCACTGGCAAAGAGCTGAAAATCAGCCATCTGTTTTTCTCGCGTCGCCGAGGATATTGCATCCTTGCGATCGAAGTTGGCTTGGTTAACGATTCGATCCCTGGCAAGTCGCTTTTCAGCCCTCTCGACGCCAGCTTGGCTCGCAGCAAGCGCTGCAACATCCCCCAAGAGATTTACCTTGGAGATGAGCTGTCCAAATACCGGTACTGAGCTTGCCGCAACGTCCACTGCCGAAGAAAACGATTGAGCCCACCGTAGAGCGACGCTATCGGATTTTTCGAAAGCACCTGTAAGCCTTAGGGCACCTGCGGCGATAGAGACTTCCGTGCTTGCAATCGTGTTAGTCACTGACTTTTGTTTATCGGCATATCCCGTGGCAATTTCACCGATTTCATACAACACCAGAGCCAATGCCCCGGCTGCTGCGGCAACCGCCGCTAGCGTCGTGACCACACCAGCGACACCCGTTGCAACAAATCCTGAGGCCGCCGCGCCGGCACCTCCCGCCGCAGCTCCTCCTGCGATTGCCGAACTTGCTGCCGAACCCGCAGCAGCAGAACCTGCCGAGAGTGCTGCCCCTCGAGCAGCTCCGGGCACGACGGCTTGAGCAAGACTCGATAACGGAGCGCTCCTGGATGCAGCAAGGCGTGCATTGGCAGCCGCAGCGGAGTTGGCCGCCAGAGTCTCCTGGGCAAGTAGCGCGTGGTAGGCTCTAAATTGAGCGAACTGGGCGCTTTGCATGGCTGACTGGAGTTTTTGGGCGGAGGCCGCAGCGTCGGAGGCTTTTCGAACGGCCTTCCAACCATCACTGAAAGCTTCGAGCAATTCGGCACCGCCTTCGAAGATATCGAAAGCCCCTTGGATGACCGCCATGCTCTGCATAAACTTCTGAGCGCTTTGCTCGCTCATCAGACCAAGCTCGGCAATCCCCTTGGCACCAAGAACCACCGAGCGGAGCCCTTTGACTGTGGCTTTGTCGATCGCCTCTGCTGCATCTCTTTGGGCATCGCGGTGGGTGTGCAGAGCCTTTTCAGCGGAAGCTACATTGGCGATGATTTTTTCTGAAACGCTACCGTGCTTGGCTGCGTAGGCGGTCACATCCCGAGCCATTTCCGAGTAGGCTTCCGAGCTGGCAAGCATCGTGTTTGCATACTCTTGCCGAAGCCTTTGAGAATCTTCTTGCACGGAATCGACTCCGCCGCTGGTCGCATGGTCGATTGCCGATTGGATCTTCAGTGCTTCTTGATGTGCGATGTCAACAAGATCCTCCAAGACCTGTGTCATTTCTTCGTCGAGTCCATCGCCAAAGCGCAGTGGAGCCTCGATCCTTTCTCGCAGGGACTGAACCTTTGTTTCTGCATCCACTGCCCCTTGAGAAACCTCCGAAAACATCGAGCCAACATCCGGGGCGGATATCGCCCCTGGGCCTAACGCTCCTCTTGATGATGTCCTAGTAGGACCAGAGCCAACCGAAGCGACTGATGGGCCAACGGTGTTGCTAGCACGTTTGGCTGCAACGGCCTCGATCTGGGACATTGCAGATCGGATTTCAGAAGCCGCTGCGAGGGTTTCTGAGCGGTAGACTTTGATCTGCTCGGTCAAGCTAGAAAGGGAGTCCTTCACTGCCCCAGCCGATTTTCCGATCATTTCAACCGATGCGCTCATCGATTGCTGGTATCGCTCGACGGAATCAGCAAGGGCTTTGAGTCTGCTTGCGGTTTGAGGGTGCTCCATCACCCCGATTTGAAACATTACCTCTTCATTGGCATTATCCACGAGCGACTCTCCGTTTGGCCCTGCGCGTGGCTCGCTTAGCAAGCTTGGACTTGGCGATTTCGAGCGTTTGGTCGATGAGCCTTAAGTTTCGCTGAGTTATCGGACACCCAAGCAACTTGGATCCTGAAAGCTTCGAGGATTGATAACGCTGGTAGAAGTCGATCATCAAACGGTTTTCCTCTCGGAGCTTGAGTTGCTTTGCTCGCTGGGGGCTTCGTTTGGGACACGATTCGCACGGTGGAGGGCCAGTTCGAAGAACCGGTAGCATTTCCCCGTCTTGAACTTCATAGGTGTTGCGAAGACCGGTTCGAAGGTTGTAAGAAAACTTTTTGCAATCTTCGCAGTCGATTTGGGCTACCCTCGGATAGAGAATCTCAAAAAGTAACCCTTCCTCTAGTTTTTTCTTAGGTCCTCAATTTGCTGGTCGATCACGGGACGATTTGCAAGGAGCGCTTCCATATCGGCATCAAGCCGATCGGAGAGCTTGTCGATCGAGAGCCCTGGATCTGCGTCCCCACCATCGACCCCCCAGATGACTATGTTCACTAGCCGTGTCCAGAGTGTTGGCCTTAGCCGCCGGATCTTCGCGGCAGTCACTGCCATCGGCAAAGACGTTTCCCCGGTACGTTCTGTCAGCGACCATTCCGTGATCCTTTGCGAAAGAAGCTCGCAGAACTTCTCGGTGATGGCTTTCTCGTAGTTGCGATCCTTGAAGGCAAGCAGTATCGATCGTTCGATCAGATCCACGGGTCGGAAACGAAACCTTACCGCGTTGTGCAGCCTGGGAGCCTCTGCGATGTAGGCCGCAAGGGTGTACCCGTCTTCTTCTGGAAAATAGTCCAGTAGCTGGTCTTGGGAGTTTGTACTTGATGGAGTCTTGGTCATGGTTGGGTAATCTTTGATGGGTTTGGCTGCGGCAATCTAACTTTGGCTAGTTGCTGGTTTGGGCTTTTTGGCCGAATCGCGAGGGAGTGTTTGAAGCGTAAGGATCGATGCTCCGTCGGCTTTGGAGTACTCGATAGTAAACTCTGTTTTTCCATCACCCAGGGATTGAAGTATTCCCCCAGCAAGCTCAAGAGCCTGTTTGAGTTGCTCTGTAGTTCGTTCTTGGCCTTGGAAGCAAATCGATTTTTTCATGCTCTAAATCACATCATCGAGGGTGATTGTCAGTGGGGAATCGGTCGAAGGGTCGGCCCCAGTGGCCAATGCTGCCTCCCATGTGTACTGGTTGGTTACTCTGGATCCTCTGCCTGAGATTTCAGGTTCTGGGGCGATGTATCGCAAGGCTGGAAACTGAAACGTGAGGCTGGTTGTTCCAGCGGTGTAGACAAGCGTCGCGGAGACCGAACCGGTGAGATTCGTCAAAGCAAGATCATCCGCATCATCAAAAGGACTGGTGTGAATCAGTTGGATCAATTGACCGTCCGAGGGGTTGTCGCCTCGATAGCGACTGTTGAAGTATCCGTCGGTGATAAGCTGGTTGTCGATAACAACCTGGACGTCCTTCATGCGGCGAGCAATACCGTTGAGCGTAAGTGTTGAAGTCGAGTGGACGAGAGGTTGTTGGGAAGAAAGGGTAAGGCCTGCAGGCCATGTGCTTGCAAGGCCTTGGGTTGATTGGCAGGCCTCGATATCCAATGCCACTTGGAGCATCCCACCGGCGGCATCGTTCGACGAAAAAGTCGCCTTTCCAACCGAGCAATCGATGTAGGTGTAGAGCCTGCTTACAACTTCATCGAGATGGCCGATCCTGAAGAATGGACATTGGGGCTGAGCTTTGATCGTATCTGCGGTGAATGCTCCTCCGAGGATCAAAGGGAGTGCCCATCGCATCTCTGCAGGCCGAACGTTCCAAGAAACACTTCCAGCCACAGCGGTTTTATCGATCACGAATCCTTCGTTTCGAACCCATGGACCCGAGTTCATTCCCTCGTCTTTGGCATAACTGGTAAGGGACTTCATCGAGAAGCCAAGCGGTGCGATTCGGTTTGAAAGAACCGTTGCCCCACTGCTTGAGAACGCAAACCTATGTCTTCGGCTAACGTTGGCTGTGCAGTTGTTTGCAGGCATGCTCTTTCTCCTGGAGCCGTTGAGATTTCAAAAAAGAATCCTGCAGAGTGCTCTCGCAGGCTTCAAACGCTGCGGTTCCCCCTCCCCTACTCAACCTACTTACAGAATTCCGTCGATCTGCTCGGAGTAAGCGATAAACTGCAAGACCGATACGTCATATCCCAGAGCCCATTGCCCCGGGTCGGTCACCACACCGGGTTTGCACTCGACGCTATGGATTTGCGGAAGATCTGCCAGCGGACTTGCTGCAAAACTTAAATTGGCGTCTTCTCGGGCGATGAGCAATTCGGTGAGCCCTTCTCGCACGGAGCTTCCTGTGCGAGTGTAAAAGATGACGTTCACCGGTAAGGCGACCGTCACATACGCATTGTCTGCCCCAGAGAAGGATTCTGCGGTGGGGATGTAATAGACGCAGTCGCTAGACTGTCGCAGAAGTTCTTGAAGCTTGGTTCCCATCTTGCAAATCACATGCTTTGCAGGATCGCTTGCAACCAGCGGTAAGGCAAGCGAGAGGATATGCTCTCGTACGGCCAGGAGAACCTGCTCGTAGAGAGAAAGCGAACCATTGGTAACGCGAAAACAAATCGGGGCACTTAGGCTTAGCTGATTGCCTAAGAGACTTGCCACGTGGGCGATGTAACACCCCACACTTGCAGACCAGTTTAGCGAGCCATCCGAGAGGCCGTTGCCTGCTGCTGTAAAGATCCTTGAACTGTTGCTCCCGTGGAACTGAGATACCCAAAGGGTGTTGCTGCTTCCTGCGGATCCGGTGATTTGGAAAACACCCCCGGTGCCGTTGCGATTGTCGCTGAAGGTTAGGATCGCCATTGGAGTTTCTTTCGGGCTTGATGTTTGATTCGTTGCCTGAGTGTCTCAACTACCACAGTCCTTTGTCTCTTGGGCAAGTAGAAAAACTCCCGCCGAGGAATGCGCCCTTGTCCGTACTGATGCGCGGCGAAATAGGGGACAGAGCTTTTGGAGATTCCAAGCTGCAGGATTCCTTTCCCACTGGACCTAACAAGTCGTCGCAGGGAACCTGCCCCACCACTTGCTGCCCGACGAAGCCTGCCACTTAAAACAAGTAGCTCATGAACTCCATGTAGCTGGATAGTAAGGGCCGAGTGCTTCGGCCAAGGCCTACCCTGGGAGTCTTCCTTTCGAGCGAAGTTGCCAGCGATAATCTTTGAGACTTCCTGAGATGTCTCAAGCAACGCTTGCTCACCTTGCACAAGTGGCAATTGAGATAACTGCCTGAGTCTTTTTGCAAACTCACTTGCCGAGATACTCATGGTGATAACGGAAGTATGGGGACACATTGGCACTCAAAGCGTGTACCCATGAGCTTGGTATCGAACGACTCGATTCGAACCCAAAGACTCCCCGTGATTCCCTCCCCAGAAATGCAAAGGACATCGTTTTCGCAGACTTGCCAACTGCCTAGGTAAGCCGCATAGAGTGATACTTGCGATCTTTCGACTCGCCTTGGCCCAAACTCACTGGGGGATTCGCCAGCGCTTTGGCCCTTGTAGCCGATCGCAGGAATCACGGAGGTAGCCGTAATGCCCCCCTCGATGCTCGTTCGGTAGATCACCGCCTGGATCTTGCCTGGGAGGATCTTGGGACGACCAAGCAAAAATATGCGACCAATCACTTGCCCACCCACACCTATACTTGCTCTTTAGGATCCCCGATGAAGTTGGACCTAGTAGGGAACTTGGTACCTTGCCAACGTACTTAGGGCGGAAGCAGGAAGTCTGCGAAGTAGTTCCGGATCCATCCGCTGGTAACTGTAGTCCTCGTAGGATTCCTGTGCGAAGTGGCCCGAGGAGTCGGTTGCCAATTCTTTGGCAATCGAGCAAATCGCCGTCTGCAGATCCTCCGGGATGCCTCGGATGAACCCGGCGTAGTAGGTCACTTCGATTTCTTTTAGAGACCTTTGAACCACGGGCTGAATCATGCCTGGCACACGTTTGCGAACCAAGACGTTGCGGTACACCTCGAGCTCTCCCGAAAGACTAGGCTCGCGTGTGTCACAAAACCATTCGGAACTCACCAGCGCAGAGCTTGAAGGGAATGGCCCATCGTCTTGGCCCACGCTTCGCATGCGCACCTCTTTGACCATCGCAACTGGGCTTGGGGCAATTGTGGCGATCATATCCATCACCCGTGACTTTGAGACAATTCTCTTGGCTGCGAATCCTTTGGTGATTGGCTGAGTGGTCGTGACCCCTGCAACACTGAGCGTGCTCTCATCGACCACCTGATAGGCAACCTCTCCAGTAAGTCCTGGGTTCTGTGTCCCTAAGAGCAACATGGTTCCCGAAGGATCAAATCCGTGGCCCGGAATTAAGATCGTAGCATTGCTCCCAGAGGCGCTGATCGATTCGACGACATCTCCAAAGTGTCGACCGCAAAACCGATTGGCAAGAACACTTGCGCTGCGAAGGGCAAGCAAGGCTAAATCCGAAGGTAGCTGCGATTCGCTCAGGCCTGAAATGAGCCTGAAGCGATCCAGTCGTACAGCCGCCATCTTAGACCTCTTGAGTCGCTTGACCTAAATCGCCTGAGACCAAGGGTGTAGGGTTGCTTGCCTGCTGATCCGTCAGACTCGCGATAGCATCGAGGATGTACTGCTCGCTTGTGGTTCCAATTCCATCGAGCGATGCGAGTCCCTTGGCGATGTGGAAATCGAGCACTTCTTTGGCGCTTGAGAGTCCAGCGGCAATCAACGATTTGCGAAGTGCCGAGGAGACCGCCAGCGATGCAGTGGCAACCGAACTGAGGGGATCTGGGTCGGGCAGGTCCTCAGTGCTATTTGCTGATGACGTTGGCACCGCCGCTACTGCCTGAGTTGGAGCTGGAGCTAAAGGTTGTGCTTGTGCTTGTGCTTGAGGCCCTAGAGGTTCCGCATCTTGTGACGAAGGAATTACAGATAGTCTTCGCTGCGTTTTCTCGGCCTGGTATCGGCTGATGGCTTGTTCGACTTCACCGACATACTCACAGTATGCTTGGCTTAAAAGCTCCTCGGCGCTAAGCCGAACAAACATCTCGATGGATTCTTCGGAGTACGTCAAAATTCCATTGCCGTAGCGACCTAGGAACACTGCCACAACACCGAAGGGATTCTCGTAAGCGGAGCACTGGGCAGCGATTTTGGTACAGCGGTCGAGCAGGAAATCCAATCGGTACTTCCCCTTGAGGGGTTCTACATGCTGACTTCCTGCAATCACATACACGAGCTCTTCCATCTTCCACTCCTTGTAAACTCCGTTGGGTCTGCCCAGCCCTAATGCGATTACGACAAAAGACTGATCGGACTATTGAGGTAGGCAAGACCTTCGGGGATCCAAAGGGCAAAGCTAAGTTGGGGGGTTGATCCAACGTCATTGCATGAGGCCCCGACGTAGCTAAATCCGTTTGTTCCATCTAAGTCGGTCTTTGAGATCCGTAGGGCGGCCACGAAGTGATTCGCTGCCGAGACTCGATCGGTGGCCGTTGCGTAGCTTGCAATAGGTGCTTCCCTATTGGCAAGTGCTGACTTCGACCATAGATCGGTCGTCGATGCGTTGGCTGCGGTGAATGCTGCATTACCGCGTTTGAACCATACTTCGCGGACGCTCAATGCCTTGGCGCTACCACCGGAAGCTGTCTTTGCTTGCTGCAACGTGACGGTGGCGTGCTCGGCAGCCGCTCCGGCACCGAAGTACCAATAGAGCCAAAGGAAGTCGTTGATATCCCGAACGCTGGCCCAGAGGCTCGATTGTGCGGCGGCGGCAAGATCTACAGGCGCAAGAGCAACGCTTGCCGCCCCACCAAAAGGAAACTGTGAAAAAAGTGCCATTGCTGATTCTCTCTACTGCATGAGATCCAAAGAGTGATTGACTAGCGTGCCGCAAGAACCATGAAGTCCGACTGCGCATTGGTGCTGTTCTTGGGCACCGTTGGGCGGTCGTACAAGGGCCTGCCATCGACCCGAAAGGTAAACTTGATGGCCACCTGTTCGCGAAGAAACTCCACATGCTGAGAAGCCAGTTCCTGAACGCCACCTTTGTTGATCGTTAGGTAATTGCCAAGGTTCCCAAGGCAGATATCTCCAACGGCTCCTAGTACGGAATTGAACTCGGTGGGAATCACCGGAAGGCCCATGAGGGTCGCATACGGGGTTACACTCAGACCACCTGGAGGAAGATAGACCACGCCGTTTTGACCACCGCTACCGAGGGTCATCGTATTGAGCTGCGGCTCGCAGTCTTGATTGATGAACCAGGCGTAGGAGTTGACCGGTTGGCCGTATCGACGACGGGCATACATTTTCAAAATGTTCTGCGCAATGATGGTTCCAGCGGCTTGTCCTGCTTCGGCGGCGACCTGAACGGTTACTGGCGAGTTGAAGATTCCAAGTGGCCTGCCACCCCCGGCACCATTGAAGATCGAATCGCCAATCATGAAAGTCAATTCTCGCTGGACGGCTTGGCGAACCCATTGCTCCAGAGCGTAGCTGTTGTCGTCGATAAGCTCCTGGGTCAGATAGACCACGACGCAGAGCTTTTTGAGTTTGAGTTCGGTTCCTTGGATCTGTGGACGAGTCGCACTTGCCAGATCCCCTTCTTCAATCCAGTAGCCCAGGATACCACCGGTTCGGGCACCGTCGGCCCGCGATGCTTCTTGCATCTTAGGGAACTCCATCCGGTTACCGCTGATGGTAAACTGATTGGTTCGGCTAAGGATATCGTTGTCGTAAAGGATCGATGCGATTTCGGGTGCAAACTCGGGTAAGACCAGTGCCCCAGCCGATTCGCTATCGAGGGTGTTGATCGAATTGGCCGCCTTCCAAACGTTCATGGCCTTGGCATGTTTTTCGCTGAAAAGCACGGGGTCCTTAAAACCAATCCGCATGAAGTCGGAGAAGGACTTGAACTCGTACTGGTAGTTCTTGGGTCGCTTGAAGAACCGCCCTTTGCGAAGGGGCTTGAGTTTACCGGGAACCATTTGAGGCTCTTCGAGTTCCGATTCGAAGTAGGAAAGGGAGTTGGTCTCTTCGTTGAGACGGAATGCATCGATCCCCCCTTTGACCGTGTTGCCGATCTCTTCCATCCGTTTTTTCAGATCGGCCATGCCCTCTAACAAAGCGGTACTCATCGTGGTGCTCCCGGTGTGTCTGTTCTACAAGCAAGCAAAGTGTTTTGGAAAATCCCCGATGCGCTACAAGGAAAGTTCTGCAATCCGTGGCCGCTGCTTTGGCACGCAAGAACTTGGCCCCGTACCAGCGCATCGGGGAATAAGGTCATTGGGGTGTTTGAATGGGCATCGGAATCGAACCTAGTGCTTCGACTAGCGATGCAAACTGGGTTTGCAGAGCCGCAAACTCTTCGGCAACTCTCTGCTGATCGATCGCAGCAGGCTCGGTCTTTTTCTCAGGAACCTTAAATGCCTTGGCCGCAGCGCCCAAGCGTTGTAGGTCACTGACCGATTGGGTTAGCAACCTCAGATGCGGACTGCTAATCTGCATGGAGCTTCGGCTTACCCCCTTGGCCACCATGTCGATTCGCGCCGCTAATCCTTGAAGCTGATCTTTGCCTCGGGTGCTCGATGCAAGGAAACTCTTGACGGCATCTTCGGTAGGTTCGCCGGGGATCGATGCTAAGCCCGTCTGGTCCGGGTAGTGCCTGGAGAAAAGCCCTTCCATGCTCGTTGCAATGCCCCGAAGTTCGTCAAGCAGTTCCGTGGTGGCATCTTTGACTTCGGTGAATTCCACTGGAGCCAGCGACTTGGTTGAAACCTCGATCAGATTGAGGATGTTCTCGTAGATCGATCGCATCACCTTGGCCCCAAGGGGCGTGTCGTCTTCGAGTATTGCAGCTTCATCGCTTTGCATCTCCGCTGCACTAGGCCCCGGCATACTACTAGGCCCATACCCTCCGGGTACCGGGGGAACTCCACCGGCTGGTGGCTGCATCATCGGATTAGGCACAGGACCTGGGCCTGAGGCTCCAAGCATCGAAGGATCATCGGGGTAATAGTCCCAGGCTGCCTTGAGCAGAATCTGAGTGGGTTCGTCGTATTCCGAGAGTTCCATCATGCACTTGGCAAGGGACTTGAGTTTCAATCCCTGAATCTCTTCGGTGGTGAGTCTTTTTAGTGGCATAGGATTTGTTTGGACTTTCTGGCCGATGCCCGGCGAGGAAACCTTGGTGGCAAGACTCGCTTGCAGACTCTTTCGAATCAGCGGGTGAATCGAGCAGCCATCCAAGCGGTCGGCTTGCAGAATGCGACTTGCGGCTTCAGACTGCAAATCAAGATGTTCCCTGAGTTTCTCTTGGGATTTGACGATCCTTGCGCCAGGGTTGATTCCGATCGTGCAGTAGCTCCACTCGTTGAGCTGTCCCTGATCGATAAAAAGAATCTCTTGGCCTTGGGTGTCGTATCCCTTGGAGCATCGCGTTGGGGTGATTCCTATCGAGGAAGAGCGAAGGAATTTCTGGACAACCAGATCAAAGAACTGGGAGCTGAGTTTGTTGCGAGAGAGATGATGCGCTACGGCATACGTGCCATCGGACTCTCGGGTGATGGTGAGAATTCCGTCGGCATCCTCGGAGACAGCAACCGGTAGGGTGATCCCTTCCATTCCGTGGCCAAAGAGAACCACGGGGTTGTCTTGGTAGAAGTCGGTCTCGATACCGTCTTGGTCAACAACGTGGTTGACACGATCTAGCTCGGCGGTGCTGATCCTCATTCGGACAGTCATCGATTGCTCGTCGATGGCCGGTTCCCAGAGCGTGTCTTGTGCAAATTGCCCGGTAAGTGGCCCGGTTTTGCACAAATACAGACGGTCCGAAAAGCCTTCCCGGTTCGGTAGACCAGGAAGGAGGGATTTGATTTGGTCGAGGCTTAGTGTTGTGCGGTCCAAGGGGTGTCTCCTTGGACGCTATGCTCGAAAACTTGAAAGCAGGGTTCAAACCGTCTGAGTTTGGCTCTGTTATACTTTCAAGACTAGCAACCCCCGAAACGTATAATGCCAAGTTGTAGAGCCCAATATGCCCCACCAGACTCACCATCTGTTTTTTTCTTATTCCCGTTTGGACAACAAGCCCCAGGGTGGCAGTTCCGAAGGATGGATTACTGCCTTCTACAACCGCCTTCAAAAGCAGCACAAGCTCTACACCGGCAGAGAGCTGAGGATTTTCTTTGACACCGAGGCAATCGAGAACGGTAGTGATTGGAAGGCAAGGCTAGGACAGGGCCTTCGAACATCGAATCTATTCTTGGCTTTTCTATCCCCGAACTACATGCGTTCAAAGAACTGCCGATGGGAGTGGGAAGAGTACCTTCGTAGAGAGCACTCCCTGGCCAGGGGTGACGATGGGATTCGCACGGTCTTTTTTGAGATTGTTCCAGGGATGCCTGGGATCAGCAAGCTGCCTGATTATGACGAAGGCAAAGTTCAAGCCCTTGAAAGAGAGCTAAGGGCCGATCAAGAAATCGCACGTTGGCTAGATATGGTCTCCGAGGAATTTCGAAGGAGAAACAATTACCTCGATCAAGCCAACGCTCTGAATCCGAGGGCAACATTTGTCCTGCAACCCTGGTTCAGTAAAGGTCCACAAATTCTTGCAGAGCTCGATGCTTCCGAACGGCTCGATCAGCTTCGAGCCGATCCCCAATCGGATAAGGAGAAAATCGTTGACCTGGCAGAACGGCTTAAGTCTATGGATGAGCATATCGCAACGAGGCTCGATAGATGCTTACTTGCCGATCTTGCTCCGGGACGGCGCAGCTTGGGGAGAACGTACCCTCATTTCGTGGGTAGGCACCGTGAACTACGAGAACTCCACCAATCGCTTATCAGCGATAAAGTCGGCGTGGTAACCGCTGTACATGGCCTTGGCGGTCAAGGGAAAACTGCTTTGGCGGTTCAGTACGCTCACGCCTATGCCGACTTCTATGCAGCAGGTGGCCGCTGGCTGGTTCCCTGCGAAGGTGTGAGCTCTTTAGCAGACGCTCTGATGCGATTGGCAGGTCAAGCAGAGCTTCGTTTCGATGTTCCACAGGACGTCCAGAACGATCCTGATCAGACGATCGGTTTTGTTCTACTGCAATTAGAGCGTTATATGGAACAAAACGCCGAGCGAATCATGGCGAAGCTACGGCAGGATAAGGATCGCATGAGCAGCGAAGTGAACCTGCCTGAGTTGTATCCAAGGGCGCTTGTGATTTTTGATAACGTCGATCATCCGGAATTGGTTTCCGCCGAGCAACTCAAGTTTCTACCGCAATCCGAATGGTTTGAGCTGGTAGTAACCACGAGACTCGATCCAGAGAAATTCGGGGTAGGTAAAGATCTAAGACCCATCGCAGTGGATTCTCTGCCAATCGATGATGCGATTGCACTGATAAGGGATTTTCAGCCCAACCAGCAGTTTCCATCACCCCAGTACGAAGAAGGTGTAAAGAGGCTCTGCGAGGAACTTGGTTGCTTTACCCTTGCAGTAGAAATCGTTGGTGCGTTCTTAGCAGAACATCCAGAGGTAGATCCCAACGACTATTGTGCTAGACTCGCGAAGGAGGGAATATCAACAGCCGAAGAAGCCCTTGCCTTGGATGGTGTCTCTCCTCATGTTCGGCATCGAGAGAAGCAGCTTTCAATCGTAACCGATTGGACCTTGAGCAAACTAGATGAGCGAGCTCGATTCGTCTTAGATCATGCTGCCATACTAGAACCTGATTCCGTGATCATGGATTGGCTCAGGGAAATCGCTTCCAAGAACTATCCTGAGCTTCGAGACGTTGAAGTAGCACGAGAAAAAGCCGTTGGAGTGCTTAAAGAATTGCTCAGTTCCGATGCCGAAAATTCTGGACTCTTTCAGTTTCATTTGCTAGATGATCCAATTCATGCACCTGAGTTTATTCGAACCATGCGTACTCAATTCGAAGGTATTCCAGAGCAAATACGCCAAGTGCTCGAACCTCTATTCGAAGATGCAATGTTACCTCGAAAGGACGTTTCCAAGCCCGACGAGTGGGCTAAAGTTTGGAGACAACTCAGTGGCCTTAGGCTACTCACTGAGAGCGCAGAGCGACCGGTGATCAAAGAGGGTGAACCACAACCTAGATTCAGTGTTCCGGCTGTTGCAAAAATCCACCGACTTGTTGCTGCGCATGTGCAAAAACGCATGGATGAATCGTCTCATTCGCAAGCGGTGAAAAATGTCGCTGAGGTTTTTGATAAGAAGCAAAAAGATCTTGAAGATCGATGGCGGCATGATCCTTCAATCCTTTGGGTAATGCGACCCTTCGGAGATAACGCGATACATCTAGCAAGAGGCTACCCGAAAGAATTGACTTTTGCGGTCGGTTGCGGAGTTCTTGGCGAAGCCGAACTGACCACTGGGTCGATTGCAAATGCGCAGCGGTTAACGGATCAGTTTGTTCGATGTCAGCGGTTTTCCTACGAAAAGAATAAAGCGGATCAAGAAGCCAGTCGCCTGTTTTCTGCTGCGTTGACAGACCAGGGAAGCTTCTATCTTGCGCGAGGCAAGTCTGGAGACGCTGAATTGGCTCTGGGGCACTTTCAAGAGTCGCTCGATATCCGAAGGCAGATTGCCGAGGCGAACCCCAATTCGGCCCAGGCACTACGCGACCTGAGCGTGTCGCTAAACAAACTTGGTGATTTTTATCTTGCGCGAGGCAAGTCTGGAGACGCTGAATTGGCTCTGGGGCACTTTCAAGAGTCGCTCGATATCCGAAGGCAGATTGCCGAGGCGAACCCCAATTCGGCCCAGGCACTCCGCGACCTACTAGTTTCACTGGGGAGACTATCGGACATTCTTGGAAGTACAGAAAGCGACGATGCAAAAAAGAATTCGCTCGCGTTACAGATTCAAGCCCTTGAAATTGCCCTAAACCTGCATCAATTCAATCCTGGAAATCTTTTCCTGGGCAGAACTGCTGCGATTACTGCAATACGAGCATACGAAAAATCTCGATTGATAGGGGAAGATAATCTAGGTGGCCAATGTCTTGGTGCTTGCTATACGGTTCTAAAAACACTTGTAGATAACGGATGCCAATTGGACGAATGGATGGAGCAAACGTACCAACAGCTCAAGCAGGCGTTTACTCAAGGGTAATAGAAGCAGTATGCCGCAGGCCCCCGTAGTCAGAAACGGTTTTTAACGGAAAGTATTGTCAATCATTGCTTCTGGTGGGTGAGCTGTCGTTCATTTTCACGACTGGTTTTCCACGGCACCACTGTGGGGCTTCATACCGCTTTCCCTGATCCAGTTCCTGATCACCGACTGGGATACCCCGAGCCTAACAGCTACTTGCGGAACAGAATTTCCCTTCGCGATCAGCTTTAGCGCCGAGATTTTGGTTTCTTCGCTGATTCTCTTGCCCATTTGCCCGTTGGCCATGATTGATCTCCTTGGATTCGCTTCACTATGCCGATTTCGATCGCACAATTCAAAAAGCTGCTATGGCTCCCAGCGAATCCACTCAAGCCAGCATCGACAGTTCGGGTGCATTGGGGGGCCTGTGGGCGAAACCCTTTTCCAAACATCAGGGCCGGTTCCTTCGAGTTCAGCGCAACTCTTGCATGCTCGCAGTTCCGTTCGCCAGATCGGCACTAGGTCGCCAGCATACGGGCCGATGACTCTCACCGCTTGCAACTCCCCGTGCGTATGAACTTGCGTGACTGCCGTTACCGATTCCCGCTTGGTGTCCTCCGGAGCAACAATGATCTCCTTGGCAAAGGGCCATGGAGGAGCAATGCCCGATTGCGCAAGAACTCTGGCATCCTGCTGTCCAACGACCGCTGGCCTACTTTGGGCACTGACGATTCGTTCAACCTGGTAATCTGCGACTCGTTGTTGCCAGCGCTTAGCGATATCCTTTGACCATGCAAAAAAGAAAAGCGCGAAGGCAGCCAAGGGCGTTTGCTGCTGTGCTTGGCGTCCGAGATCTTCGATGATGTTCCTGTAGGCCGAGAACCATACACCGTAGAGACTCCCGTAGCAATGGATCCTTAGGAGTTCGATTAAAGCTGCTTCGGTAAGGAGACTTGGATCGACGACCGAGGTCCACTGGCTCCATACGAGGGCTAGAGCTTCGTCCAATGCCTGCTCCTGGGCATCTCGTCTGCTTACTTCCATAGCTCGGTTTCGCTCGACGAATCGTCAATGAAAATGGCCCTAGAGATTTACCCCTAGAGCCAAAGAAACAGATCCTTCTGCATCAAGTGCATGCAAGCTGCCTTGCTGGAGTTCAAGCCTAACAAGAATGGGTATCCAACTTCAAACGCTAAGGAGCCGAGCCTTTTGAATTCCATCGCCCTTATTCCCTTAGGCTTTGACGCGAGCGGGCCTGAGACTCCTCCACTGCGATCTTGCGTACGTGGGATAAATCCCTAGAGCAAGCCATAGATGCTTTGCGGCCTTGTCGCGGCCAAATTGAATCAGCTCAGAGTCTGTGCATAGGAGCGAATCGCGGTAGGCTTTCAAAGCAATCGAAATATGATTATTCGTATCGGCATGGGGAAACGGGCTGGCTCGGTTCATGGTAGTCAAGGTAGCAGTGAGAGATCAGGAGGTACAACTTGCTACCTAAATAGGCCGATCTAAATGCCTTTTTGCAGCGAGTCAGGTGGCAACTCGACTAAGCGTTCGTATAGCTCGTCAAGAGTTGACTGACAGTCTCCTACTTTGACGAACGCAGGGTGAGTTGACGGAAGCTGGTTTCCCCGAGAGCCTGCGAAATACTCGAATCGCTCCAGTGAATCAATCCGATCCTGCTCGAATTCAATGCGGTGCTTAAAGCTCTTTTTGAAATCGTTGAGATTATTAAATCCATCGGTATCTGTTCCGAAAAACTGCTTTACAAGTCGATTGTGTTCACAGAGACGGACTCGCAAATGCGACTTTTCGCCCACGAATAACACTACGCCAATGTTTACGACTTCGCGTCGCGCGAGATCGGGGCAATACTGAACTATACTTTAATACCCTCGTATTTTAGGCATCGATTGGATCCTGCGAATCAGATATCCGAAATCGCCGAAACAGTTACATACTCCTCCACCCTCAATTCCCCGTCGGCCACCTCCCCGGTCACTAGCCAGACTTTCGCGTCTCGGCATTGCTGGGCGATGGAGTCTTTGAGGTCTGGCCCTAAAGCTTGCCAAGCTTCCTGGGAAAGCGGAATCACTCCACCCTCTCCAACGGCAGCAACAGCGTACTCCATGGCAACTTTCCACTTTTGTCCGGTAGAGAGTTCTTCGAAGGGAATCACCTTCCCTCGCTTTTGGTAGTCTACCACAAGCTTGCCGTCTTGGACTTCGATGGGGCCTGAGGGGAGTGCTTTTTGAACTTCCGCTTGGACGGCAATCGCCACAGCGCGAACCTCAGAGGCTTCCTCGGCAAGGTCTGCGGATTGGTGCTGAAAGTCGATCGATTGCTGTAGCGCTGCTTTCCGAGTGGTAAGCAAGCTTGCTTGGCTGAGGGATTCCAAGGCTTTCTGCTCGGCTTGCTCAAGACTGGTGAGAACCTCGTCAGGAATGTCTTGGCCGGGGTCGCTAAGACTGCGGCGAAGTTGTTCGAGAGTGGCCGTATGACGCTTGGACTCTTCAAGCCTGCTTTGCTTCTGGGCCAGGGCAATTTGAGCACTTTGGAGGCGTTCCTTGAGACCCTCGACGATTCGACTCTGGGCAAGCATATCTGCTTCGATAGCTGAAACGTCAAAGTCTTGTTGCTCGAGCTGGTCGATTTGCTGTCGAAGATTGGCATTCTGCACAGAGGCCTGCCGAAATTGTTCGCGGCGGCGTTTGGCATCGCTTACACAGAGCATGGCTTGTCGGTGGAGCGTAATGGCATCTTTGTACTCAGGACCGCTATGGAGCGACTCGATGTCTCCTGCTTCTTGACGTTTGGCGGTGGCCATACCCGCACAGCGGTCAGATTCCCGCTCCACTTCGATAGCATAGCGTTCGAGCGAGCGTTTGATTTTGTCTGCCATGGCAACCGGGTCGTCGGAGTCTCGCAAAGCATCGATGTCGATCTTCTGCGAATACTTTTCGTAGTCGCTGCCAAGAAGTTGTTCGGGACTAAGCTTCTGGCCTCCCAGAGAGACAAGGCATCGGACTCTGGCCTTAGTTCGAGCACAAGGGTCGATGAGTTTGGGGTCGACCAACATCGAAACATCGAGCTTGCCCGCAAGATGCGGTACGCTCGAGGCCCCAGCGGCACTGACCCGCTGGGAGATTTTCAAAGACCGTCCTAGTCCAGATACCTCCCCACGATCCGAGCCATCGTAGGGGGCAAGATCTCCCAACGAATCTTTATCTCCGATCAGGCCACTGAGGGCTCGCAAGGCGGTGGTTTTTCCGACACCGGAAGTTCCGCGAAAAACTTTCACTCCCCCTTGGCCTTCGGGGAGATCAAACAGGATCGATTCAATGGGGCCTACGGATTTAAGCTCGACGGTAGACATGACAAGGGACTTTCTTGCTTGCTCGGGATGGGAATTTCTTCGCAGGAATGCTGCGACAATTCACTAGGCCGATTCCCCGCATGGATTGGCGAGCGATTCATAGAGTCTATGAGTTCCTGGGCCTTCTCGATGACATCGAGCGATATGAGCGAAAGTCCGATCCTGGGGATATCCGAGCGAGTCGAAGTAATCTCTTCGAGGATCGTGCGCAGCTCGGGAGCGCTTCGGATCAAAAGACCATTGGCATGCGTTTCTCCGATGGATCTGGAACTGATCATTTCGCAGATCACCATTCCCCCGTCCTCATCGTCAGGTTCGCAGCGTATTTCATTACCCTCTACATGCCATGGGCCCGGATGGGACTTAGCCGTCGGACGCTCGTGCGGGCCATCTTCAAACTGGATGCTCTTTTGAACCATGGCTGCGGTGATCCCTTTTCGGTTAAGGATTCTCCATGCCGCTGCGATACGCTGTTTGTCGATCGGCTCCCAATCTTCGGTGTCGACGTAGGTATCAAGCAGAGCGCACAGTTGCATAAGGGAAACAAGGGGCTTGGCTATTTGCCGAGGATCGGAATTCTTTTTGTTGCAACGCTTACTCATCGTCTTTCCTTTTGGTTGGGTGACTATTTGTTACTAGGCTCTTTGAGCAAACGGTTTGGCTTACGGTCGACAATGACTGGGCTAAGACCGGAAGAAGCAGTAGCTCTTGTGCATATCGATCGACTTCCTCTTGAGTGACTCGATTCGGAGCACGGCCTTTGGGGTCTTTGATCCTTAGCCACTCTGAAAGGTTGTAATGCTTTGGGTCACACAGGTACTTCAGCGCCAATTGCTTTGCGTGAGGCATCGTTGCAAAGACGTCTGCGTGACAAGATTGGCAAAGAAGCAGGTAGTTACTCCGACTTGCCCACGACAAAGGTGCTTGGGACTTTCGTTCGATCTCATGGATTTGCAATTCAGGCCAGCGAGGATTCTCTCTACAGTACATGCAGCATTTGGGCTGCTCGCGTTGCCATGATTGGCGGTCTTGCTCGACTTGAAGCTTGTACTGGGTTGACCGCGAGCAAACTCTCCAAAAACTCAGGGAACTAGCCCCTAAGGCGTCTTGGTAATGGACAGAGGAATCGATCATGCCTTGGCTCCTGCGCCTTCGGGAAACAAATGTTGCGACTTTAAACGGACTGTCTGACAGCGGCCTTGAAGGTTTTTAGGACTTTGTAGATAGCGCTGACTTCCACATGCAGTTCCGAAGCGATTTGGCCGGGGCGCATTCCATCCATCAGCCGCAAGGCTACTTCGTAGGTAAGTGGACTGATGCTAGATGCCGTACGAAGGATCTGAGTTTTAGTCTCGGTGGCAACAAGCGTTGCTTCGGCAGACGGATGGTAGAGTGCGGCGCTAACGATCGAGGGTAGTCCTTGGGCTCGGTCGGGCTTGCGCTTGATGGCTTTGAGACGTTCGATCTGCTTGTAAGTTTCGTTTCGAGCAACGTATGAGAGCCAGCCTAGGTAAGCCTTGAAGTTCTGGGCGTTGCAAGAGGAAACATCTGTTGCGACTTTAAGCAAAACATCTTGAACGATGTCCTCGATTTCCAGCTTCGGATAAAAATGGTTGCCAAGGAACCGAGCCACAACGGTGTGGACGTGGCCGCCAGATAAGATCAAAAGCTGATTGAGTGCTCGGGCTGATCCCTGCTTAGCTTCAAGAAATACCGTGTCTTGCATGGGAGTGTCTCTTCAATGATGCGAACTTCTAGGGTTAGAGATAATAACACAACCTGTCTGCTCTCGCAGAGAAAATTTCTTTTCTAGTTGGCATTTCTGGCCTTGGACGCTGTAAACCTCTGGGGCGCTGGTTGTGCCCCAGAGGTTTGGGTCGAAGACGGCAAGACTAATTCGCCTTAGGAAGCCACCGACATTTCCAGGGCAAGGCCCAGCGCTTTTTGGTTCACATCGGCGTTGCTGCCAAACCAAAGGCTATCGAGGCGATTCTCGCGCCGTCGACCTGCCGTCCAGGTCAGGTACTCGGTGGCCCCATTGTAGGCATCCCACCAAGTGCGACCCTTGTTGCCGATTCCTTCCATGGCCGCACCGACGATTTGACCGACTTTACGGCGCTGCTGGGCAGTCCAATCGGATTCCTCTTTGGGCGCTTCGACGAGAATCCTAGCGTACTCCCGCAGATCCACTCGGCTAACTCCGCGACTTGCCAGTCGACGGTAATCATCCGCAGTGAGTTCAAAGACGCTTTGGCTCGCATCGATCGCATCTCGGAGGGTCTCTAAGTTCCGCTCGAGGTTGCTCGTATGCAAACAGCGGATGAGCTTGCTTCGGTTGTCGGTCATGGCAAGCGACATGGTGTTCCAGCACACAACGCGAATGAACGTGAAACCAAAGCGAACGGCCAGGGTTCCGTCGTGTCCGTGGGCAAGCATCAAATACCGAGCGACCGTGTCTTCGGAAGTGGAAATCTGGGACTCTCCGCTTCGGAATTTGGCGAGCATCCAGACTCGTCGACCGTTGAACAAGGATCCACAGGTTTCAATGCGAACGGTTCCATCGGCGATCAGCGGATCGAAAAGCTTTGCCATTTGCTGGTTTTGGTAGGGGGTGTACCCTGGGCCAACCACGCCGAGCTGCTCGCTTGTGTCCTCGCGCAAAATCGTTCCATAGTGGCCGTCGTTCTTCCGGCTTGCTCCGCCGCTGATGCGAACTTGTCTGCCGTCGGACAGGTACATCGGAACCTTGGTCACTCGCCAATCGAGGTTTGCAAGCCTGAGGGCTTCTTGGCCGTCCTTTGGGGGCTCATCCAAGGTTACACCAAGGCCATGCCATGGGCGCTGACCTACTGAAATCATCGAATCGTGCTCGCGAATGTTGTGTGCCATCGTAGAATGGACTCCTAGAGAGTTTTCAAAGACCTTTGAGCTTTGGGTTGCACTTGCAACCTCGACATTCAAATAGGCCCTCTAGCACAACGGATTTGCAAGGCTATGCAGGGCAAGGCTATGCTCCCTTGTCGATGCTACCGACCGATGGTGGAGGACGAAGCGGTACGATCACAGCAGGCTCTCCTGGCATTCTTACAACCGCAGTTGGCAATAAAAACCCCCTGCCAGCTAGACTAAGGCCCTTTTGTAGGATTTCTCCGGCCTGAGTACTTGAAAAAACACTCCCCAGATCGATCGAAAATCCTTTCTCTTTCCGACGGCGGTGAGGCAGGTTTCGTGCCAAGTACCTATGAATTCCTTCGAGGTCTTGGGAAACCACTTCGACGCGAAGCCCTGAATCGGACTCTGTGCCTTTTGAAACACTCGCGTCTCGATAACTCACGTAAGGAGCCTCGATACGGCAAACGGCTCGAACTACCTCCTCGGTAGAAATGCCCAAGATCCCTTCCATGACTCTAATCGCGTATCGGTCCTTCAATAGGTCTAATTCGGCGGTGGTTAATCCCGAGGCTTTCTGAAGCTCTCTTGAAAGAAGCGTGCTTGCCTCCTTAGGTAAGCAAAACTCGATCGAGCCTGATCCGTCTGAAGTTCTATTACCTGTGTTCCCACAGGAAAGGAGGCCTTCCTGGAGCCTCTTACGCGAATGGCTTGGAGGTAAGTGCTTCAGTAAGCTTTCAACCTCTGGCCCGATTGACCAGTCCCACACGACTCCAGCTCCAAGATGTTCTTCTTGAAAAAGTCCTGCGAGTCTGTAACCAGCCTTCCGAACAATCTCGATCCAGCCAGCCTGAAGCACTTCAAGAAGCGTTTCATCCACGAGGATCGTTTCTTGCTCATAAGGATGCTGGCTTGCAGATTTGCTTACCATCGCTTTGCTTGCGAGTCCTCCTTGCTCCTGTGGGAATTGGCCAAGATCGCTAGGGGATCCTTGGGGCCTAGAGGGTAGCAAAACAGGTTGGTCTTCCCAGGGTGGCAGTTGCCCTGGCAAATCGAGTTTTGGGGCCCCGGCCTGTTGGACTAGGCTTGCTGGATCCACTGGGCCTCGGGCTGTTAGGAGCCAATGGTCGTAGGGAGTGCCAAAGGGTTTTTCGCCTCGTTTTTGTCGGTACTCTCCAACGGTGATTACCCCGAGCTGCGCATCTTGGGCGAGTCTTCGCTCTTCGAGTTCAGGATCGTTGATGGCTGGGACTTCGTATTCGATCGAGATCGTTGGGCCATACTCTTTGCCGATGGCAACGGTTTCTTCATCGGCAATCAGATCCATGTCCGGCTGGATCGAGAGCATTGTCGCGCCAAGCAATGAGGCAGCTAGGCTCGAGTAAGTCATTCCGTCCTGATGGCCTACCATGGCCTTCGGAACTCCGTGGGAAGCAAGCACCGCATCACGCATTTGATCGTGCCCGACGTCGTAGGCCATTTCATCGGCAGTTCGCTTGGTGGCTATCGTCGCGCCATTTCCGATGATCGTTACCCGAGGACCGTCTTCGGCAAGTCGCCGTGAGAGTCTCTCTTCGAGTTCCTGAACCTGAGAGGGGGAATCCACATCGGCAGAGATAAGCATCTTTCCGTTGGGACCCTCGGCGTAGAACTTGGCTCGCGATGCATCGATCATCGATCCTGCATCAATCCAGTGGCTTGCTGCTCCGGTAGGTGATGCCCCGTCGCCTCGCAGATACGGATGGGGGTACTTGATGATGGTGAGCATTTCGACGGGAATCTCTACGCCGAAGAATTGCTGAAGGCCGTTGCCCCATCCCTCTGCCAGCATCGCTTCACTAGGAACCGTCGCAGAACTCGGATGGATTGTAATGCCTCCTCTTGGCATTCCCCTTGCGATCGAGGGTTTGATGGGGGTGATGAGGGCCAAGGGAACGACGTAACGCTGGACCGTGCGTGTTCTGGCAATGTTGGGACGGTTAAAGACAATGCAGGATCCATGGAGTCGTAACTGCTGAAGCTGCTCCCAGCGGAAGCTACCGCCGCTTTGGTAAGGGTTGGGGCGGTGCAATAGTCTCACAAGCGGATGCAAAGAATCGAGGATCTGTCCTTGGTGTTCTCGCACGACTGCTTTTCGCCACTGGCTTCCATGCGTAAGTCGCATCGATTTGCGAAAGGCCTTCTGGCTTGGGTCGACATCGTCATAGACGTAGATCAGCGACCTTGTTGCTTGCTTGGCAACGGCACTGATGGCAACGTAGTTCCATCCTCGAAAACCTTCTAGTTCGGCTCTGTGGTCGCTCGAAACGTCTCCAAGTTGCAGAGTGCTTAAGATCGCCTCAAGCTGGTCGTAGAGGTTTTCAACTTCTCGGTAATTGCGCATCGGTGGGTTTCCTTATGCGCCCGAGACTAGCGTATTTGGGTTTGAAACCGAAATCCGCCGCGCGCTCGCGTCTGTGGAGAGTTAGCTTCCTACAGTCACTTCGAGGCAGCGAACGGTAAGAAAATCCGGTCGAACATCTCGTATTCGTCTCGAACCGGTAGAACGGCCAAGAGCGTATGGGATCCTTTTTTGTCCCATAGGATCGCCTTGGTACCACCTAGCCCTCGGACAGTGAATAGATGTCCTATGTGTCCATAGTCACCGATGGTGTCCTTTCGGCAGTAGTTTCCAACGAATCGAACCTTGGTGTTTGGGCTTCCGTCGTGAAAGAGATTTCGGGCCTTATGGATTTCCAGTTGGGGAAAGCGGTAGTGCGGCTTGGCGATGGCTACCCTGAAGAGCATCATCGTGGCAGATTGGTACCAGCGGTAAAACTCCTCGGTGAAGACATCCCGATGGTCTTCGAGCCAAAGACTTATGGATGCTTGGCCTAGGGTGAGAATTACGACGACCCCGTCTTTGGGATCGCCTTTGATAATGTGGGAGCAAACCGGATTTACCCATGGATTGCCCATGGCTTTGCCTCTTTGTTTACGGGGACTTGAAGCGAGAACCTGCGTAAACAAAGGCCGGATTGATGGGGTGGTTTAGCGAGAGATTGGAAGAAAAATCGGTGTATGTCGGAGCGAAAGCAACAGTTTATACAACTGTGCTCGCGAGGTTCCTCCGCAATCGAATCAGAAGTGGATAATACGTTTGAAAATGTTCGCTAGCCAGCCATAAATGGCTCTAAAGGTCTTGCTCGGTGGTAGATTAGCCAATCAGCATTCTCGCTCAGATGCTCACAACCTAGATTGTACAGAATGTCCTGTGCCTCCAATCTGAGGCGTTCCCAGTCTGTATTTCTCAGCGTTTGGTCGTCTTTCAATGGAGACATCTGAATGAGAATATCCTGAAGTCTGAGATTCGCAGAGTGGTACAGCATACGCATTGACGAGAAGTTTCGATGCTCTTCAGTATGGAAGTTCCTTTCTGTCCAAGCCAGAGAGAGAGCACCAATCAGAAGAATTACACCATTGAGAATAATCCACCAGTCATGTTCGCCTGGCAAGTATTCTCCTACCCCTGGAAGCTTTGGAAGTAACGTATACAACAAACCGAGTATCCCGCTGATGAATAAGCCTACACCGATCACGTCTAGTCGCTTGTGCAACCATTGAAGCAAGGTGACTTCGTACGTGCCTTGTACTTGCTGATGATCGACATGGCTCTCCTGCTCATTACGCCCGAAAGCCCAGGTAACGACCGATGGCAACCCTACACTTCCAACAGCTAACTGCATGTACCATAAAGCGGCTTTCACACCCTCTAAGTGTAGCCATTCAGACAAGTGCTGCCCTAACATAAAAACCGGTTGTATTAATCCAGCAAACGCAAATGACCAAGCCATCTTGTGCCAAAAATGGTGCTTGGCTTCCAGCTTCTTAACATTCTTTTCAAAGTACTCCTCTTGAACCTGAACCCAAGCCTGCCGAACCCCTTCGAGCATGCACCATTGGTCTGAGCGATTCAAGTCAAGAAAATGCAATTTCCACCTCCGGAAAGGAAAGCTAGCTCCGGATACGATATAACGTATCCAATCCAACTCGTCTCGATGCCGCTGCAAATAATCAGATGCTACCGATCTTTCTAGCCCAGAAATTGCCCAGTAGATCTGAATCCGAAGCGCCTCGCCAATTGCACGGTAGTCAAACCGCTTTTCCTCCTTTTTGGATCTTGCGTATAAACTATAGGTAAAAGCAGCGGCAGACACGCATCCAACGACTCCGAACAACAAAAGAAGTTTGATCCAATTGTCGAGAAGAGTGTCGTGATTCTGAGAATGCCAGTGCTCGTAACAACCTAAGCAAATCGCTGCGAACCCAATCAGTATTACTAGCCGCTTAAGCATGCCTTCTCGCTTTTTCGTAAGTGCGATAGAGACATCCGCTGCCCGTCGACGAATACTCGCTGCTTTCCCTAATCCTTGGAGCATTTTCCTAGCTATCGCACTTGATTCGACAGTTGCCATAGGAAACATCCGACTTACTTCAGTCCGCTCCTTTGGATTTTCCGGCAGAGTGTTGAATTCATCCTGCAACATCAGAATGCGTCTAAAGATCGAATCTCCTGCTGCTTGCCATGCAGCTTCGATTAATTGACTTTGCACGGGTGCGAAATTAGCTTTTGGTTTTGTTTCATATGGATGTAGAAACCGTAGCCTTTGGTCTGGATTTTGTGACGGTTGTACCAGACCACTTTTGCACTTATTGCGTTCGAAACGAATCTGCAACACAGGCCCATTATCCGCCCAAGTGAAATTGTTTGTAAGTGCGATTAACTCCCACGATAGCCCACTTCTCTTGGCCTCTACCACCGAACCAACCGAGTAGTCAAAGACATTTTCCGGGTCGGATCTTCCATGCTCGTATGGTGGGTCATAACACGCAACCAAAAGATCTGAGAATGCAGCGATATATTCACCTGTCGCTCTGAGCCTAAGCCCAAGCTCTAGAGATTCGACCGTCTGGGATAATTTCCGCTCGCCCTTTATCTTATTTAATAGATCAACGTCGACCTCCGAAGGGGAGTTCTTTCGACACCAGTCATTATCCAATGGCACGGGTATGACAACCTCTTCAAGATTCGCCACTTCCTTAGTGATAGCTTCGTAAAGTCGATTGAAGTCCTGAATTTTTTGAGCTGAATCAAAGATACCACATCGCAGATATTTATCCTTATCGTCGTAGGGTAAAACCATTTTAATCGTTAACGGCCAATATGGGTTCAACCTCTTGAATTCGATTGCTTCTCTAACAAAGTGCGAGTCTAGTCCCGGTTTCAACGAGGTGAGAAGAACCAAAGGTGTCGCGTGAATGGCTAGAGGCTTCCAGCATTCGTTGTAAAGTGTCATTCTACCGTGCTTATCGTACTCGCTTCGAGGCGTTGTTTTCCCATGAATAAAAATACGTTTTTCTGGGCACAAAAATCCAGCGTCGGTCGACAGAAACGCCCACTTCAGGACTCCATGAAACGTCGCGCAAAGCTCGCTTTCCAGTTGCTTTGCCTCTGTAGTATCAAAGGAGAGGTATTCACTACACCAAATCCCCATAAGAAAAGGGGATCTCAGATCATGGGGTGGGATTCCAGCGGGCATCAGACTCTCTTCGGAAAACTAAAGATTCTACGATCATAATCGACGGATCTAACTAAATCAGTGCGTAAACCAGGAACTTTTAAGCTGGTAACAAGTACCAGATGGTAGTTACGCGTTATTGGTTATTCAACAATTTTTTTTGCAAATTATCTTCACTTCCTTGACACTATGCAGTCCCTCAAACCGGAGGTGGGCAAATCAAAGTGAACCCATATTTTGCCATTAGGCACCAAACAAAGTCGCAAAAATGCCAATATAATCGAAACCCAAATGTGACCATCTTATCAGGACTACATCACCCCTTATCGCCAGAGGGTCCTTTCTTCTTTCGCTCGTCTTCGCGCTTGATTCGGACATAATCGAGGTAATGCAAATTTGCCTGAATGTTGTCGGTGTTGCTGTAAACGTAAGCCAGAAAGAACTCGGTGATTGTGGCTTTTCGGTTCCGCAGCTCCTCTGCCAGTCTAAGCACAAGCGGTGTGCGAGTTTTGTTTTCTTCCTCGAAGGTTTGCCACCATTTTCTTGCGCTACCGGTCGTGTTATCCCAGTCCAATTCATTCTTGACTTCCTGCAAGAGCTCATCGATCTGCTCGGCGGTCCAACCCGCCGTGTTGGTGATCCCGGGGGCAACCTCGTTTGATGCTTTTTGAGCGGTTGTCGAGCCAACAGCAGCCGGGGGCCTGGGCATCGATGCCATGGCTTCTTGCCGCATTTCGAGATCAATTCTGACATGCTTTCGTTTTGTTTTCTCCAGAATCGGTTCGGCTTTTCCAAGTGCGGCTTGGCGGTTTATAACAACACGGGTAACCCCTTGGTCTGCTAGCTCCACCCAGCGGTGATCCACCGAGTCAACAGCTCGACCGATAAGCCTGTGGAGTCCGCGTGCGCCGGTACCCAGACGCATAGCCTCATCTGCAATTGCATCCAAAGCATCGTCGGTGATTTCCAATTCGATGCCGTGGACTTCTGCGAGTTTCTTCTGCTTGTCCAGTGCGGATCCTTGGGTGCTGTCACTGACGATCGCTCGAAGGTCGCTTCGTCCAAGTTCGTGAAGTGCTGTAATTGTGGCGAAACGTCCTATGAATTCAGGGATCATGCCGAACTGAACAAGGTCGGTAGTCACTGCGCTACACAATGCATGGTAGATCGGCTGGTCTGGGACCTTTTCGACTTCCTCGTGCTCTCGCTTGGAAAAGCCAATTGCAGCATGATCTTTCGCTCCAAGTCTTCGTTCGACGATTTCTTGCAAACCTACAAACGCCCCGGTACAGACAAAGAGGATTCTCGATGAATCTACGGGCTCGTGTTTGACACTATCGACATTATCTGCAATTCTGCCATCGAGCAACGTAAGCAATGCGTTTTGTACTCCTTCGCCGCTTACGTCTCGTTGTCCTCCAACATCTTGTCTGCGAATCTTATCGATTTCATCGATGAATAGGATTCCCCGTTCGGCTAGACGTGGATTGCCTTTGGTTTGGTCAAGTAGCGACTTGATGATATCATCGACGGAACGTCCTTTGTAACCGGCCTCCACTAGAGATGTAGCGCTGGCAAAGCTCACGGGGACTCCGAGAAAGTCCGCAAGCGTTTTTACGATGAAAGTCTTTCCTGAACCGGTAGGTCCGAGCATTAGGATGTGATACCTCCCAAGGTCCGTTCCATGAAGGTCTCGGTACACCTGAGAGATGTAATGGTTGTAGACGGATACGGCGATGTCTTGCTTGGCTCGATCTTGGCCGCGAACGAACTTGTCTAGGTGAGCTACAATTTCAGCAGGGGAGGGAAGTGCAGGAGTGTTATCGGGCTTCTTTTTCAT